ATGTCGGCCGACAACGCAAGAGAGCCCCCGCCGGCGTTCGACGAGGGCTCTCGGGTGGTGCTCTACTTCTTGGCGCGCTCCGCTTCCACGGTTTTCCTGCACTTCGGGCACAGCGGGTTCGCGCCGAATCCGTAGCGGGTCGTGGTCTGGCGGCATCTGGCGCACGGGCCGGTCTGGGTGCTCATGGGACGAGGCTACTGCGGCTCGCCAGGGACCTCGATGACCACCTTGTCGTCTGCGTTGACCCGCTCGGTCCGGGGAGCGCCCGAGGGGCCCGTCCACGTGACGCGACGGACACTGTTGGGCAGGTCTTCCACAGCTCGGACGGTACGCCGGCTCTGGCCTCCCGCAAGCATCATCACGGTCCCCGGAGTGATGTCTCGGTACGTCGTGATCCGTGCGCCTTCTGCTTCGTCCGCGGCTCTGCGGAGTGCGTCCGCCATCCCCCGGGCTTGGTCAGGCGTCAGCGGCACGGGCTCTCCTCCGGATACGTTGCCGATGACGTACACCTCGTCGGCGGACCAGCCCTCCAGGCCAGCGAACACGACGAACCGCGATGTCCCCGTGCGGCTATCTACCTCTTCACGCATGACCTCATCCTTCCACTCAGCACTGACAGCGGGATCGCCGAACCTACTGCGCGAGCCGCAACTCACGGCGGTTGCACTTCTGACAGCGTCGCTCCTGGCCGTCCATGCGCGCCGGCGGGAGGCGGAAGAGCGGCGAGCTGTGAACTACGGGGACGTCGGTCCAGCGGGTCCAACGGTGAATGTGGATCATCGGGTCTCCTCCGTCTCAGGTCGGCAGCAGTACCCCGGCGAGAGGCACTCGTCCACCGGGTGGAAGTCTCCGCGGCAGCCACACGGGCAACCGCCGATCAGGCCCCGGTCGACCAGCCGGCGGGCCTTCGCCATGAAGAGGTTGTCCGGGACGGGGCCGAAGACGTTCTCCAACTCCGTGTGGACGTCCCATTGGGTGCGCCAGCTCGTGCCGACAGGTGTGGTTCGGCGGACAGCGTCGACGAAGGTCTCGTCCGGGATGTCCTTGCACTGCATGCGCTTCATCCTTCACTTCCCCACTTCGCCATCGTCCGGGTTGCCGCGCGACGCTCTTCGACGGTGAGGGCCGACGTCGTGTGTTGAGCGGGACCGGGGCCGCGGATCACGTGCCCCGACCACGTCGTCACCTCGTAGGGCTCCACGTGACGGATCCTGCGGCGCCGCCCGTAGGCCAAGTAGTCACAGGAGCATTCGACGCGAACCTTCCCGTGATGCGCGCACCACTCCCCCGGGTGCAGCTCCCGGTAGTCGACATCCCACTCCAGGCGCCAGGCGTGGTGCCAGGCTTCCAGGGCTTCGATGTCGCGGGAGAGCTGGAGGAGACGGTGCTCACGAGCCCGGGACGCCTGCCGTGCTTCGCGCTCCTGACGCGCGCGACGGAGTCGGAAGAGGGACGAGAAGGTGCCGTCGTAGCCCGCACGGGGCTGCGAGTAGGAGAGCATGTGCGCGCCGTCGCCAGGGCGGTAGTAGCCGGTCTCGGGGTAGTTGACGGAGATGTTCATCACCCCTCCTCCGCCTCGTCGGCCGCCCGGAGCAGAGCGGCGGCCAGCTCGCGGGCCTCACAGGGAAGGAGCAAGGTCAATGCGTGACCCTGGCTGTCCTGGACATCGAGGCGCACCTTGTCGGGCCGCGCCACAACGGCTACTTGGCTGCCGGACAAGTCTGCTGATGCGTTGATCCTGATGTTCATGATCTCTCCTCAAACTCCGGCGCGCTGCCGGCTCTTCGCGAACATAGTGTGGCACTCACGGACATCGACGTACACCCGACGCGGGTCGTCGCCCTGGTACTTCCTCAGCCGCTCGTCGTTGGCGGCGCCGCGGATCGTGACGACGCTCAGCCCCATGGCGTCTGCGGCCTCCGCGTAGGTGACGAGGGTGGGCACGTAAGGCGCTTCCACGGGCTCGTCGGGGAGTTGGGGCTCCGGGTCTTCGGCAGGCTCTCCAGCGGCCTCCTGCGGCTCCTCCGTGGGCGCCTCGCGCTTCTCGTCGACGTCGGCCGGGGCGTTCAGCTCCAGCGGCGGGTCGATGTGAAGCACGTGCGCGGCGACGAGCGGCGGAACGGCGGAGACAACGACGATGACCCAGAGCGTTGGCCCGAAGACCGTCGCGGTGATCACGTGTTCCGTCACCTGAGCGGCCGTTGCCATGAAGAGGGCGAGGAGGGCACCGACCGTTGCGTTCTTGGAACGCCGTTTGGCCTCCGCTTCGTACGGCGTTCCCGCGGCCTCCCTCGCCGTTGTCTTGTACGCCTTTGCGACGCTTGCGCTGATCGCCGCGTACAACGAGAGAACGGCGGGCATCAGCCAGGCAACGGCGGGGTCCCAGCCGGCCATCGTCGCGAGCGCGTACTCCCCCGGGGCCGAGAGCGCCAGGGCGGCGTAGAGGACGGCGGTCTGCCCGTACTTGCGGGCCCATCTGACGTGGCGCGGGGTGGCGGACATAGCTCCTCGATCGTCGTGTGCGTGGGTGGTGAATGGGTGGAGCCCCCGCCGCCTCTACTGGCAGGGGCTCCGAGGGTGGGTCAGGCCGCGAGGGTTTCCGACGCGGGGTGCTCCAGCTCACGAATGGCCACTTCCGCCTTTCGTGCATCCTCCTGACGCCATTGGTCCGACGGCTTACGGGCCGCGAACTCCCGTAGCTTGATCCAGACGACAACGGTCTTCGCGCGCTCGTCATCGCGGATCTCCGCATGAGGGCGCGTCCAGTTGAAGCTGGCTAGCTCCGTCAAGGCCGACTTGCGGGCAGCGGCCTTGGTCCGGAAGCACGGCCCAAGATGGGTTCCGTTCGGCTTCTCGGCGGTGGCTGAACCAGCCAGACGTAGGACCCAGTACCGACCGTCCCGGCCGACCTTCAGCCCCGGGAGGATCTCCTCCAGCATCTCCGTGGCGCCGCTCTCTTCTGCGATTTCAGAAGTCACGTACTCACCCGGGGCAGTCTCGACGAAGTAGTCCGGGACGTCCGCAGGAGTGACCTTGGGGAAGGGCTTGCGCATGGCGGCAACGTTGTACGTGCCGTACGGCGTGAACCCACCCCGCTCCCAGAGGTCCGCCATTTTCGAGATGCGGCCCTTGCCTCCTTCGCCAACCGCCCTAGCGCGGGCTCGAAGGTCCGGAACCCCCGCCTTCCGCATGTCCACGAGGGCCGCCTTCACGGCCCTCGTGTGGTCCGCCTCCAGCTTCTTCACAGTTCCGGTGCGCTCCGTGCGGATGACGCGCGTGATGCCCGTGACGGTCAGAACCGTCTCTCGGTGCGTGTCCATGCTCATGTCGTTCTCCTCCGTGAGTCCCTTGCGACGTCCCACCATCATGACACAGTTGTGTCGGCCGACACAAGTCCTATCGGCACACCTCCGTGAGTCGACTCGCGCAGCACCGCAACGAGCGCTCCCCCGGGCAGCGTGACGACCCATCCGCCGCGTACCCGGGTCCGCTCGTCGCCCCGCCGTACGGCCTGGCGAAGAAGGTGGCGCTGTGCCACGTCGTCGACGACGACCGACGGGCCGGACTCCAACGTCACCCGGTAGCGCACAGGGACTCCGTCGTCGGCCGGCTGACGCGGATCTCCTGGTCGGCGGGGAGGTACGCCTCGCCTCCGTTCGTGAAGGCCACACGGATGCTGCCGCGGATTGTTTTCACGGCGTCGTATGCGGCCGTCCGGGTGCGACGGTGGAGTTCGAACTCGTCGCCCCTGCGGAGGTCGCGGGCGGGGATGAGAAGGGTGGTGTAGCCGGGGCCGGCGACGGACAGACCGGTACCGATCCAGATGTCGGCCAACGGGAACTCCTCCTGAAGTTCGTCGGCGATCATCTGGGCCTCCTCGCGGGTTACGCCTCTGCCGATGGTGGCGATCTCGCAGACGGTCTTGCCGTCCTGGCGGGCGTACACGCCGTAGTAGTCGGTCATCGCGATCCCTCCGGCAGCCGGGGGTGGACGAGACCGTCAAGCACTCGGCCTACTCGCTCCCCATGAACGAGGTAGTCACCGATCCTGCCAGCGCTGGTCCGCGGGTACTGCGAGACCATCCGTCGGGCTCGGTCCATCGCCTCCTCCGTGGTGATCTCCGGGAAGGTGGCGGTGAGGTGAACGGCTGCTCGCCTGATCTTCCGGTCCTTGAACATGGCTCCTCCTGACGTCGGAGTGACGGAGTGCCCCGGGCGAGACTCGCACTCGCCTGACTGCCTATCCGGGGCTGTGGTGCTACTTCGCTTCGGCGCGCTGACGCTCACGCCACCTGCGATTGGTCTCCCGCTTACGGTCGCGGTTTTCCTGCCCCCATTGGTGCAGGTAGGCGGCGATCTGCTCACGGTGCCGTGATCGGTACGCGGCACCCTGAGCGGCGAGAAGATCAGGGTTCTCCGCTCGGTACTCCCGGTTGCGCTGGTTCACGCGCTCTTTGTTCGCCTCACGCCATGTCCGGTAGCACGCCTTGCACCACTCCTGAAGACCGTCCGACTTTCGTCGATCCCTGCTGAACTCCTCGTAGGACTTCGTGGTGAGGCACCGTGAGCACGCCTTCATGTCAACTCCTTAACGCTCGTCTTCGAGTGCCCCGCCGCGGATTCGAACCGCGCGCCCTGGCGCTGGGGGGCGCCGTGGGCTTTCCTATCCGGGGCGAATTGCGCTAAATCGGGTACGCCTTCAGTTCCCAGACCACGACGGCCGCCATGATGAGCAGCGGGCCAGCGAACGTGATGCAGAGCGCCAGGGGCGACCCGAGCCCCACCGTCAGGGCCAGAGTCGGGAACGGCACCCCGAGCAGTGCGTATTGCGCCATCAGAACTCGCCTGGACTTCATGACTTCCCTCCTACGGCCTGCCTCATCAGCGCGGGTAGGCCAGTCCCCGCGGACGCCCCGGAGGGCGTTTCGGCTGTCAGTCTTCGAGACCAGCGGCCCGGCGGATGGAGTCGATTTCGCGTTCCACCTTGCAGGCGTCGAACGTGTTGCCCTCGCGCGCTGCCCGCCGCAGCTTGGCGCCCAGGGTCTTCAGCCGCCTCTTCTCTCCGTGAGTCTCTGGCGTGACTTCACTATGACACACTTGTGTCGGCCGACACAAGTCTCTTTCGCGAGTCGACTCACGGAGCTACGCGGAAGGCCCGGAACCGTAGCCCCGGGCCCTGCGCACTACTCCGCGAAATAGGTGTCCGGATCTTCGATCAGGCGCCAGTCGCCGTCGACGTTCTCCCACACCATGACCTTCACGCCCCACCGCCGGCCCCGTGCAAGCGCGGTGCGAACGTGGCGTTCCTGGTTATTGCTGGTCCACGCGCTGTTGCGGCGCGGGTTGAAAGTCAGGAATCTGTCGTTCACGCGTCACCACCCGCCAGGTAGTTGGCCAGCTCGATCAGGTCGGACGCGGACGGGGTGGCGCCCAGAAGTTCGGCGGCCCGGTGGAGGTATGCCTCGCGGGTGAAGGTGGTGCTGGCGGCGGCCGACGGGGAGACGGGGAGGATCTCCACGTCTCCCGGCCGGAAGTACCATCCAGCGTCCGTGTTGAAGTCCGAACGGCCGACGCTCGTCACGGTGAAGACGTCGCCGGAGGCCACCTCCGCGCTGTTTGCACCGTCCATCAGGACGCGCACCCGGTCACCGATGTCAGGCATCCGCGGGGCGACGTCAGCCGGCTCCGCCTTCGCCTCTCCCCCGTCCACCTCGTCGGCCAGGGCCAGGATGCCTCGGGCGAAGGTTCGGGCGGCGTCGGCGCTGAGAAAGGTCTCCATCTTGTGCTCGCCGTAGTGGGTGGCGGCAAGCTCAACAGTGCCTCCGTCGGTTCGCGCCGTGATCTTGTCGTGGCGCCCTGCTCGGCACTGTGCGATGTACTCAGTCATGCTCTCTCCTCTGTCGGTTCAGCTAGCTCCGCGAGTCGACTCACGGAGGTCAGACGAAGGTCAGGCCGTCCATCGGGTCGCCGTCGGATCGGGCTTCGACGGTGAGGAGGATGTCTCCGCCCCAGAGGGCGGCTTCCTCGGGTCGGACGCCCTGGAGGTCGTAGTCGTCAAGGGAGGGGTACATGGTGTGTCCTTTCGTTGGTGCTTCACGCAGCGATCTGCTGCTTGGCGGCTACGGATCGGGCGGAGGTGATACCTCGGGTGCGGACCTGACGGAGCGCCGCGAACTTTCCGTGGCTGCTCAGCCCCAGTTCGTCGCTCGCCTGCTCGTCGGACAGCGTCGTCATGCCGACGCCGTAGAAGGCACGCAGCGCGTATGCCTGGCGCGGAGGGATTTGGCTCAGGAGGTAGCGGGCGGTGTCCCGGGCCTCCGAGGAGGTTGTGACGTCCATGGAGGTGTCCGGGATGGTCTCGCTCAGGGGGGCACTGTCGGGTCCGTCCTGCGGAGCTTCGAGGCTCTGCGCCTCCACAAGTGCTTCACAGACAGCCATGAAGGCTTCACGCGACATCTGTCGACGAGGGTCCGCCGCACTGGATACGGTGATCCAAGCGTCGTCGACGTCACCGCCGGCGAGCCAAAGCGCGTGCTTCACGCGGTGACCGGCGCCCGGCTCCACGGACAGCGACGTCTGCGCGGCCAGCCATCCGTCCGCCACCACCCGCTGTACTGCCCGCCGGGCGTAGGCCGCGAGCCCCGCGCCCTCGGGGATCTCCGTGTCGTACGACCGCAGGGACTCCATGAGGGCCACACGCGCGTCCTGGAGGAGATCCTCGACGTCCTCCTGGTCCGCAGCCGGCGCCGTCTTCCGGATGGTGGAGCGGAGCATCGGCTCGTAGGCGCTGATGACGTCCCACATGGCGTCACTGTCGCCGCCCTGCGCTGCTCGGATCATCTCGGTGGTGACGGTCTGCGTGGCACTCATGGTGACTCCCCGGTGTGTCGTTGTGCCTTGTATATGGAGGGGTAAAGCGAAGATGTGACGCGGGACTTTTGTGACCTGAGTCACACAGAGGGCCGGGCGTCAGGGCGCACGAGGCCCAGCCCTCCGTGGGTGGTTCAGTGGGGCTCCGTGAGTCGACTCGCGGAGCTAGATGACGATGTCCTTGACCGGCCAGCCGAACGACGTAGCCAGCAGCACGTCGGCCGATGCCTGCGCGCAGCAGTCCCAGCCGGCCATCCGGTAGAACCCGGTGACGTCGGCGAAGGCCGGATGATCCGTCATGAGGGCGGCGCCCAGGAGTGCGGACATCTCGATCAGGTCGCCCAGTTCATCCGGCGTCCTCTGCGGTCCAGTGATGACGATCATGACTCTCCCCCGTACTGAGAACCGGTTCCTCCCCCTCCCAGAGGGCAAGGGCCCGGTCCATAGCTGCGGTGGTGCCGAGCACGTAGGCCCTTGCGCGGGTCAAGTGCTGGACACCGGTATCCAGTTCGTGTTGTAGGGCTACACGGGCCTCATCTAGCGCCGTGCGCTCCGTCGGGCGAGAGGGGCCGGAGTCTGACTTCCGGCCTGTGCCGTCCGCGTCCACATCGGGCGTCCGTCCCGGCATGGTCACTGCGTCGTCGTAGGCGGTCAGCAGGTGGGCCATCTCGGTCAGATCACGACGGATCGCGTCGACCAGGGTGGTCAAATGCTGTACTTCCTTGACGTGTTCGAGACTGTAGGTCACGAGTCCTCCACGGGCAATCATCGTGTGGCCGGATAACGGTTGGACTTACCGGGGGTATGTACCGATTTGACGGTCCGTCCGGCACGCAGAGTTAGTCATACTTGTGTCGGCCGACCCATCCGACCTGCGGCTTTGTCGGCCGACACAAGTCACGGGCCTCCACGTCTTCGTAATCATTTCGTGACCTTATGAAGTTCTTGTGTGCGTGTCTCGCGCACGTCGAGTGACGGACTCGTTGCCCTCCGTGCCGCACTGACCTGCACTTAGTGCCAGCCAGTCCGACATGTCCAGATCACTCTTGGCCCGGTTGCAGTCGGCGCACGCCGGAGCGAGGTTGACGAACGCATGAACGCCCCCCTTCGCAAGCGGAGTTATATGGTCCGCCTCTGCTACAACCATTGGGCCGAATGAGGCGTCACAGTAGACACAGGCCCACCACTCCAACTCCTCCCACCGTCGCAGTACGTCACGACGGGAGAGGGCCTGAGCGGGCTCCAGGTGGCGCATAGGGGGAGCAATGGGACACGGTCGTCTCGCAGACCGGACGGCAGAGGGAGCAATTCCCGCCACCGTCCGGTCAACTGCGGTCGCTCGCTGCGCGGTTGGTGCGGGTAGTCGATGGGGCGTCACTTGCGGGCCAGTTCTGCCGCCCGAGCCTCGTCCGGGTTGGCCGCATACCAGGAGTCATTGGCGATCATGGTTGATGCCTTCTTCATGTAGAGCGACCCCCACGAGCCGCCACCGACGTCGGGATCCGTGCCGAGCGGGATCCCCCGGAGCGACATCGTCATCGCCTCCCCGATCTCACGAGCGACTTCGTGAGCCTCGTTGTCAGTGGCGTCTGCCACGATCTCGTCATGGACCGGGAGCAAAACATGAGGTGTGAGGCCACGGGCGTTGATCTCCAACAGCCCCTGGGCAAAGATGTCGCGCGCCGTGCTCTGGATCTCCCCGTTGAACGAGGCGTACGCGGCGTCCCGGTCGAAGACGAGTCGCCGGCCGGACGGGGTCCGGAGCGTGTAGCCGTCCCGGATGACCTGACCCTGGAGGGCTCGGATGTACCGGGCCAACCGCGGGTACGTCCGCTTGTAGCCCTTCACCGCAGCCTGCGCGGCCTGGAGCGTAAGGCCGGTCTGAGCGGCGATCGTGGCCGCTCCCCCGCCGTACGCCACCCCGAGTTGCACAACCTTGGCCACCTTGCGCTGACCCGGTGTGAAGTCGGGACCGTAGACCGACGCAGCCGTCAGGTTGTGCAGGTCGTCGCCACGGAGGATCGCCGCCGTCATCTTCTCGTCGCCGGACAGCGCCGCCATGACGCGCGGCTCCACCGACGAGTAGTCGACCGAGATCATCCGGTGCCCCGGGTCGGCGACGACGCAATGCCGCACCTCCCACTTGCCCGACGGGAGCTGCTGGAACGGCGGATCGCTGATCGACATGCGCGCCGTGCGGGCCGCAAGTGCGCCGATCTTCGGGTGGACGCGATCGCTCTCGTCGGCCGTGCGGAGCATCGCCTCCGCATAGCTCGTGCGCCACTTCGACGCACGCTTGCTGCGGAGCACCGCCATGGCGAGCGGGTTCGGGGTCCGGGACTCAATCGGCTCCCAGTCCTTGTCGACGTCGGCCAGGCGCTTGAGCACCTTGCCGTTCACCTGGACCGCTCCCCCGTCGGTGCGCTCCGGAATGTGCTCGCCCATGCCCAGGAGCGCTTCGGAGAGCTGCTTCGTGGAGTTGACATTGGCGACGCCGTACTTCTTCGCCTCCTCCGCCCACTTCGCCGACTCCTCCAGCAGCTCCGCGGAGAGCTGCGTGGTGTACTCGCGGTTGATGCGCATCCCGCGCCGCTCGATGAGCGCGCAGACGTAGCCCACTTCGTGTTCGAAGGGGATGAGCGACGGGTTGACACCCAGTTCCCGAACGCGAGCCTCCACCTTCGGCAGCAGGCGAGACGTCAGGATCACGTCACCGCCGGCGTAGCTCAGATAGAGCGGGTTGTTGACGTCAATGTGGGCCCACCCTGTATCGCGGGTGTGGCCTATCTTGTGGAACTCCTCGTACAGGCCGGCGGCCGTGTCCGGGGCGGATGGGTCGACGTAGTGGGCAGCGGCGTCCTTCAGACCGTTTCCTACGCCGCCTTGGTCCTTTCGTCGAGGGTCGGACAGGTGAAGGTGGATGTAGGTGTCCAGGACCTTCGGAGCCAACTCCTCCAGCGTGATGCCGGGGAGGTGGCGGTCGAAGGCCAGCAGGTCGAAATTGCGGTTCTGAGCTGACATCTTCGGCAAAACGCGGAGAGCCCACGACGCCAGTCGCCGCAGGTCGTCACCAAGTTCCACGCGAAGCACCCACGCTTGGTCCGGAGTTCCGAACTGGACGGTTCGCAGGAAGTGACCCGGGGCAAAGGTGCTAAGGCCCACGGTCTCAGAGTCCACCGCCACCCGTTCACCACGGTTCGCGGCGCTGGTGATGTACGTCTGGAAGGCTCGGAAGTCGTCGACATTCTCCGGCACGTAGACCGGGATCGCTTGTCCCAGTACGGGGAAGCTGTGCACGATCATGCGACATGCCTCCAACTCTTCCGCAGCACGATGGCACTGACGTTTCCCTGGGTGATGTTGAACCGTTCAGCTATGTCCCGTTGCAGCTCACCCTGGGCGTATGCCTCACGGATGGGCCGAATTTCAGACGCCGAGAGCTTGGTGAGGTTGCACGCTTCACCCTGTATTTCGGTTCCGTGATCCTGTTTGCGCAGAACGTTGGCGGAATGAGATTCCCACCGAAGGTTGGCCAGGCGGTTATCGGAGGCGTCGCCGTTCAAGTGCGAGGCCTCCGTTCCTGGGGGCCTAAATCCTACGAACGCTTCGAGCACCAGAGTGTGGACCCGGGCCATTCGCCGTCGGCTTCCGTCCTTAAGGTCTACCTGCTGGCGCCCCGTGGAATCGCCATGCGGGGACAGCATCTGCCCGCGCTTCCCGGTGACCCTGCCCTGATCGCTTACCTGATACGGCGCCCATCCGGGAACCGTGCGCCACAGTTCTCTCATCCCATCTTCTCCTTGGTCTGTCCGAAGATGTCGGTTGGTCCGTCAGTGGTCGGCTCCTCGCTGCCCTCCGTGAGTCGACTCGCGGTCTCCTTCTCGGTGTCCGTCATGAGGCGGAGGCCGTTGAACCCCCAGGAGCCTTTTCGCTTGTCCTTGGTGAACCCGCGGCTCTCTAGCTCGACCGCTAGGGCCCACCCCGAAAGCCGCTCCTTGCGGTCCAGTCCGGCGTCCTCCGCCCACTCCGCGTAGGTCCGGCGGATCGCCATGGGAGCCACTCGCGCGCCGTCCTCGCGGACGCAGCAGGCGTTCAGGAACTCCTGAAGTCGGTCCTCCGACTCCCGGTATGCCTGCGTGGCGGCTGACACAGTGGCCGGTTCACTCAGTCCGTGCGCGAACCACTCCACGGCCCCGCGCACAGCCCACGCGAGGATGCCCTCCGCCTCCGCCCGAAGCTTCGCCTGAAGCTGTGTGTCCTGCTTCTGGCCGTCGAACACGGCCTCCCAGGGAATCAACTTCACGCGGCGCCAGATTCCGTAATCCTGGCTCAGGATGGCCGGCTTGTAGTTCGTCTCCACCTGCAAGAGGAACTGCGGCCGGTAGGAGAACGGGTTCTGGTGTAGGAACCGGGTTGTGATGATGTTGCCGTCGCCCGTCAGCCGCTTGATGAGCGGCTCCGCGAGTCGTGCATACTTCTCGCTCTCCGACGCCAGCACCATGCGATAGCCTCGCAGTCGCGCGAGGCCCGGGGACGGCGCCCCCTCCTCCGGGGTCTTTTCGAAGGTCGTGAATTCGCTGTTCTGGACGGCGCCCTTGAAGACGTGGCTGGTCGTCGACGTGTACACCGTCTTACCGTTCTTGCCTCCGCCGTGGTGGATCACGAAGAGTTGCTCCGACGTATAGCCGGTGATCCCGTAGCCCGTCAGCCGCTGCACGAACGCAGGCATTTCCGGGTGATTCGGGAACACCTCACGGAGGAACTGCTCCCACCGGTCGGCCCTGGCTTCAGGGTGATACGCAACCTCCAGCCGCTTGGTGATCAGGTCCGCAGGGTCGTGCGGCCGAAGCTCCCCGGTGCGCAGGTTGATGGTCCCGTTGGCCACGGACAGCAGCTCGTCATGGGCGTCAAACGACATGGCATCAGCGCGCACGCCCGGTACCGACGGGAGAACCTCGATGACGTTCTTGATGGAGAGGTTGCTCAGTGCCTTGATCGCCAGCTTCCTAGCCCCGTCGTCACCGCTGCTGATCAGTTCCGCACCCATCTGAAGAAGCGCCGACCGGACCTCGTCGCCCCCGGGTGACCACACCGTGCCGTCCCAGACGAGGAACCCAAGTCCGGCAGCGTGGCGGACTCCACCACCGTTGCGGGCGATGTAGTCCCGCAGGCGGACCGCGATGCCCGCGTCCGTCATGTCGAACGTCTCACGGGAAGAATGGCTCATTGTCTGAAGTGCGGCATCGGTAGCGGACATGTCCATCTCCTTCGGCGACTCGGGCGCGGGCTCCGGGGCCAGGTCGACAACCGGTGCGGAACGAACGGCGGTGTGGAGCGCAGCGGGGAACGCACCGGGATCCCGCTCCCTCCAGTCGGTCAGGTCGTCGCCCTCGTGCGGGATCTCCAGACGGCGCACCATGACGCCCGCCTTGATGAGGGCCTCCGCCAGGGAGTCGGTGAAGCCTGCTCCCGCTCGGTCCCGGTCGCCGCAGATGATGACGTCCAGGTCCCGCAGCCCTGCGGCCAGTTCGGCGACGAGGGCCGCGTTCCGGGCCAGGCCGGCACCGCGGACAGCGACAGCGTCGTAGCCCGCACCGACAGCTGTCAGTGCGTCACCGGGTCCTTCGGTGACGAGAATGGTGTCGTAGCCGGATCCGGATCGGAACACGCCGTACTTTGCCCACTGGAGTCCGCTGACGTTCGTCAACGACACCCACCGGGCTGGGCACTTGCCGGACAGGTCCCGCCCCTGAAGCCCTCGCACCACGCCATCGAAGCCCGCGAGAGGCGCCGTCAGACGCGGGTACCGGGTGTAGCCCCTGGAAAGCCACGGCCACGACTGTTCAGCGGGGGTAGAGAGCCCGACAAGGAGGTCAGCACATTGCTCCGCAGACAGGCCGAACCGGTCTGCGGCGTACTGCCGGCCGTCGGCGGCGAACCCCGCCCCCATCCCCTGATCCTGGAGATTGACCACCCACCGGTCGACAGCGACCCGCAGTCCGGCGGTCTCTCCGGGGCCGACGGTCTCCGGCAGCTTGGCGGAGATGGTTTTCGCGCCCTGGCCGTCGACGTTGAAGAGGTCCGCGGCCGTGAGGTTGGCCGCCTTCAAGATGTCGGCCTTCTCGCAGCCTGTCCGGCAGACCATGAGGAGCATGCCGTTAGCCTTGAGCGTGAGCTTGAGCGACGGGTGGCGACGGTCGTTGTGTGCGGGGCAGAGGGCCAGGTATCCGTCGTGGTCCTCCTCAACGCCGCTCAGGCGCCCCAGGATCTCGGTCAGTCGCACTGCTTCTCCCTCCGTGCGTTTGCTCGCCGCCCACTACCGGTCACTCCGCCCGGCGTGACGCCGATCCCGAGTCCTTCGCGCATCTTCCAGCCGTCATCGCGGTAATCACGCGGGTCCCACTTCGTCAGTGATACGCGCGGCTTCGTGTGCACATGTGTGCCTGCCTCCAGCGCCTGGAACAGCGCTTCAGAGGCAGCGTCAAGGGCACTGGGGATGTGCCGCGCGTGAGCGCTGGCAAGGTCCATACAGAGCGGGCACCAGCAGTTCCACAGCTCGTCGTTGTACGGATCGAACCGATTCGCCATTCGTCCGCTCTCCTTCCATCGTGGGCGGTCTCGCTACGCCGAAAGCCCCCTGCTCCGGGGAGACAGGGGGCCAGTGACTTGCGTGAGTCGACTCGCGGAGCTACTCGTCGTCGCCGACGGTGGAGAAGAACGTGACGTCGTCCATGAACGCGCAGTACGTGTCCGCGTGCTTGTCACCCAGGAGAAGAGCGCCTCTCGCGTACCGGCGGGCCTCTTCCTGCGTCAGCGGCTCGTCGGTGTGGACGTCGACGAACGCCGTGAACTCGATGCGCTGCTTCACGCTGTCTCCCTGTGCTGCTTGTCGAGTGCGTACCAGCGGTCGAAGGCGACGTCCTGGAGCGCTCCTTCCATCTCCTGCATGCGGTTCATCAGCCGCACGTCCGTCGCCACATCCCGCACCACGTAGCCGTCGGCGGTCCCCTTCATTCGCCGTTTCACAACCGCGCAGCCGTAAGGCTGGCCAGCGTGGACGGCTTCCTTGTTGGCCTGCGCGATGTAGGAGGGGAGGGTGATCGTCTTCTCCGCTTTCGCCTCCAGCGCGTGGAGGTAGTAGCCGTCGATGTCGCCGATGTCGAGCCGGCCCATCTGTGCGTTCCTCCGGGCGCCGGGGTTGTGATGCTCACGGAGGTAGGCGACGAGGGCCGATTCCCAGGCGGTGCCCTTGGCCTTATTCGCGGACACTAGCCAGCCCCTCCTGCGCGATCACCGCGGACTCGGTGTAGCAGCCCCACTCCTCGCGGCTGATGCCCTCGTCCGACGAACGGAGTTCATAACCCCGCTCGTTGATCTCGTCGGCGACGGTGCAGCGGAGGTGCCGCTCCTTCACCTCCCATGCTGCCCGCGCCTCCTCGACACCACGGCGGAACCAATAGCCGCACATCCCGTTCCACTCGCCGTCCAGCGCGGGCGGAACGGGGATGGCTCGGTAGGTCTCCGGGGCGGCCGTGCCGGTGACTCCGTCGGGGATAGGCACCATCCTGTCCCGCAGACCGGCAAGCAGTTGCATCTTCTGGTCTCCGACGTTCATGCGCTCTCCTCCCGCAGCTTCAATTCCCGCCCGCGAATCCGGCGGGCGAGCCGTCCATAGATCCGCTCCGACACCGGGTCGGTGGCGCTCCAGTAGTCCTCCAGAACGCCGTCCGCCAGCTCCTCCAGCACATCGGCCAGGAGCGCGCGGACGTCGACGTCGGGGCGGACCTCGGTCAGCGGGCCGTGGAGGTCACGGACGTCTTCGATCGACGCCGTGCAGTGGCCTTCAGCGATGGTCCCCCTGACTCGCTCCGTCAGTCGCAGCATCCCGGGGCGCCACTCCGTCCAGGTGTCGCCGTCGCAGTCCTTGAACTGCCGCTCGCTCATTCACTCTCTCCTCTCGGTGCGGTCAGGTGCGCGTAGAGCCGCGATAGCGCCGGCCAGAAGGAAGGGTCGACAGTCCTCCGCAGCTCTTCGAGAAGCCGCTCCCGCTCCTCGGTGGTGAGGTAGACGCAGTACTGGTGAAGCGTGGCCGACTTCCGGTACGCCCTCACTGCTCCTCCAGCTCCCTCATGAACTCCTCAGTCAGCCACGGCCACGAGGCATACACGCTGCGCGGCTGACTGAAGGTGACAGGCTCCTCGTCGGGGACGGCCCGGACGATGCGGAGGGTGGGGTCGTGGTTCACGAGCTGCCCCACTTCCCGGTCTCGGTGTTGCGCTCGTCGAACGGCTCCCACGCAAGTGCGGCTCGTTCGACGTACACACGGACCACGCGCGCGGTGCTCATGCGCGGGTTCGGCCCCCAACCGCCGTGCACCTGCTTGGTTCGGCTCGCAGCATCTCGGGACGCCTGGCTCCGCGCGTTACCCGCCGACTGGTACGGCCCGCGGGTGTCAGTGCGGATCTCCTCGTCCCACTCTTCGAGGTACGCAGGCACGTCGAACCGGTTCTGGAAGGTACTCTCCGGATTCGACTTCCGAGTCTGGTACTCCACGACCGAGCGCCACTGCTCCATGTCGTTGAGACTGCCGTTCGTCGCCATCAGCTCCCCTCCCTGTTGATCACGTCCACCACGGCCCCGCGCACGAGCGCGACACCGACGGCTTCCCAGTACTTTGCGAAGTCCTTGCGCTGCGTTGACGACCGGCGCACCCGGATTACGGCCTCCTCGCCGGCGGCCCTGATGTCGCCCAGGGCCGGGGCGTTGGCGGCGTCGATGGTGTGGATGGTTGTCACGGGGCGACCTTGGTGAGAGGGCCGAACTGCTCGACCACGTACGCCAAGGTGTATCCGTCGCCCTCGTAGTCCCTGCGGTGCCGGAACCGACCAAGTGGCGAACCGTCGCTCCCCCGGAGGTTCGGGGAGAAGTTCCAATCGTCGTCGTCTCGGTCCGTGTACGTCTTCGTCAGGTCGTACGTCACGCCGTCGTACTCGAACGTCTCGGCCGCCGGGGCGGGCTGCTCGGGCGAGGGCGCCATCAGGGCGTTGCGGATGCTGGTCGAATTGGGGCCGTTGTAGTCGTCCATGGAGGATCGCAGCCACGCCGCCTCGTCCTCCGTGAGCGTGAGGACGACGACCGTCTCTTCGATGGTGCGCGTGCGGGTCTCATACTGTGCCTCAGCCATGCTCTCTCCTCGTCTCGGCTGTGCTCCTACGCACTCAGCCCCCGGGCCACGTGGGCGCCGGGGGCGGGGTGGTTACTGCTGCTTGACGATGGGGCCGTAGTCGCGCACTACTTCGGCGAGGCTCCAGTTCCAGTCATCGGGAGCCGCGAAGTCGATCCGCCCTTCTGGGGTGTCGGTGCCGTCGTCGGAGCGTCTGGACCGGAACTTGAAGAGGTCGCCCTCCCGGTCCTCGTACATCACGCCGTACTCGTAGACGACGCCTTCGTACTCGAAGCCGTCGGCCGGCTCGTCGTCGACGGGGGTGACTTCGGCGGCTTAGACACGCTCGTCACTGCCCAGCTCCACGTGATACCGGTGACGGTCGCCGCCCGACGTCCTGAAGCTCGCGGTGTTGCTCACAACAACGCCAATCCGACCGTGGGTCCGTTCCGCGTACTCCGCACGGTCGACCCGCACGCGGGTGCCGACGGGGACGAGATCGGAAGGTTCGACCTTGGTGATGTAGTCGGCCAGCGACCAGCGGTGCTTACCGTTGTCGTCCTCCAGCACCCAGAACTCACCGGAGATGCCGTTGAACGGGCCAGCGTGGAGAGCGAACTCCGCGCTGCCCGACGTCACCTTGTCACCGACGGCGAAGGCCGGCTTGGGCGGCGTGATCTCGGAACCGGTTGCCTGGAACGCCGTGCCGTCCTCCATACCCAGGAGGTACACGTCCGTGTTCCATCGGGTCTCGAACGGGCCGTGCAGGACGTCGCACGTGCCAGCCGTGACGTGCTCGACCTTGTCACCCACTCTGTGCTCGCTCATGCCTGTCCCTCCGCGTCGCCGATGACGACCACGTGTTCCGCGCCGATGATGCGCAGCCCGAGTGTCTTGCGGGCGCTGATGCCGGACTCGCGGCCCGTGGGGCGGACGGTCAGGACCGGCACCACCCGGCCGGCCGCGCGGTTCGTCTTGGTCTCCACGACCACGGCCTCCGTCACGCGGACACGGTTCCCGCGGCGGGTGGCGAAGGTGATCAGCTTGCCGGGGCGAATCTCTGCGCCCGTGAAGTCGGTCAGGGGTGTGCGTGCCATGGTTAGTTCTCCTCTGTCGTGTGAGTCTTCTGTGCAAGACACCAGCGGAAGGCGTGGTAGCTCTGCATCGGCACCACCCCGTTTCCGATACGGCCGATCTGCTCCTCCCGCGTCAACCCCGGGACGTCGGTCACCCATCCGTCGGGGAGGCCCATGAGCCACTCAGCAAACTTGGGCGCAAGCTTCACGCCACCCCGTGGGCCGAACATGATGGGGACCGGTGCCGCAGTCCCCATCAGGACTTCCCAGCGGTAAACCGCCTTCGCGAACGGGCCCCACCACTCCGCAGGGGTGTGCGGTCCGTCGACGGGGTCAGCATCGGGGTCGACGTCCAGGAGGAAACAGACCTCGTCCTCCAGCGTCGGCCCGTGCCCGCCAGCCTTGCGCTTGTCCGGGTGCTGTGCGCTCCCGTTCCGCGCCAGGTTTGCCGTCGGCGTCTTGAAGAGCTGCTCCGCCTTCTCCCGAGGGAAGAGGCGGGCAACGGCGGTCACGAGGTCGTCACCGCCGGATCCGTCCCGGTCCCGCTTGGCGAAGTCCGGTCCGCGGTAGCCGTCAGAGACCGTCGGGGACGGAAGGTGTGGCGACGCAAAACCATCGGTCTCGATGGTGTGGGGCGCCGACCTCGCTAGCTCGAAGAGACGTCCACGTCGCGTCATACCCGATCTCGTGAAGCGATGCGAGGACTTCGTCTTGTCCCCGATTACGGAGTGCTGAGACGTTCTCCAGGAACGCGTATCGCGGTCGAATGATCCGAATTGCTTCGGCGACGTTGAACCAGACGCTGGATCGGTCACCCTTGATCCCCTCCCGCTTCCCTGCGTTGCTGATGTCCTGGCAGGGGAACCCCGCCGTGATGGTGTCGATCTCTCCCACGAGCGGGGTCCACGTCTGGTACCTGATGTCGCCGATGTTCGGCGCATCAGGGAACCGGTAGGACATCACCTTGCATGCCGCTCCGTGCACCTCCGCGACGACGGTGACCTTGTCGTCGATCAGGCGCTCAACCGCGATTCCTAGCCCGCCGTACCCGGCGCAGAGTTCAAGGATCGGCATGCGCCGCCCTCCTCATTCAGTGTGTATTCTCGTGACTACGCCGCCCGTTCCGACTTCTACTCGGAACGGGCGGCGTATGTGTGCCGCTCGGTAGGTCAGGCGGCCATCGGCAGGTCGGCCGGCTGAGCGGCCTCCGCCACGCCCGTGACCTTGATGACGGGCTTGTTGTAGCTCACGTCGCGACCGGCCTTCGTCGTGTACGAGACGTTCTCGATGCTCAGCGTGGCCCGGACAGCGACGCCCTTCTCCGTGACCGTGTCGTCGTCCGCGTACTCCCGTCCGCCGGTCTTGTCGATGTCGGCGATGACGTTGTGGAGCACCTTGACCAGCTCCCACGAGCCGGAGTTGAAGCGGAAGAGACCCAGCTCCGGGGCGTCGGCCAGCTTGAACGTCAAGTCGACGCTGGGCTTCGGCCCGCGCCCGCTCTTCGCCCGGTCCTTGCGGTCCTGGAAGGCCGCGGGGCAGCCGCACGGGTCGCCCTTCTCCTCCTCGGGCGAGAGGTACTTGACGCCGTCGCAGTGGTGGACGAGGCCGCTCATGCCGAAGAGCTTCATCGAGGCGTCCAGCGCGTCGCTGTTCTCGATGATGATGTCGACGGCCGGAGCGTCGGTCAGGATCTCGGTGGAGTCCTCCTTGTCGGTCTCCCACGCCGCCGGTTCCCCGCCGAACAGCTCCGAGACCTTGGCGGCCACGACCGGGTCACCGGTGGTCACGCGCCAGGCGTTGAGGCTCTCCGGGGCCTTGCCGACGAGGCGCCCGGAACGGAAGCGGCCGACGTAGTCGCTGCTGAACTGCCGCTCCCGGGGCTTGGCGTCAGGGTCGGTGTCCCAGATGGCCTTGATGTTGTTCGCCATGTGTGAATGCCTCTCGCAGGTCGGTGTGAGTGCTGCGGGCTTCTCCCCCGCTGCCTTATATATGGAGGGGTGGAGCCGAAATGTGACGCGGGACGATCAGATTTCTTCGATCGGTTTCAGGCGCCAGACGGTCTCACCGTCGACCTCACCGACGGACTCCATGGAGGGTCCGCGAGTCGACTCGCGGAGGTCGCCGCCCAGGAGGTGAAGCACCCAGGAGGCGGACGCCTCGTTCATCCACTCGTCGGAGCATCGTCCTTCGGCGTACTCCCGAACGTCACGGAGCTTCGCCCGGAGCCGCTCCAGCTCCAGATGCAGTTCAGCGTTGGCCCGTCGGCCAGCATGGAGCTGCGCCTCCGCCCGCTCATGGCCCCGCTGCCAGCGGTCCCGGTCCGCGGCGAGGTGCTCCACGGCTTCGGCACCGAGGTTGGCCTCTTCCGCGGCACGTCGACGGGCGGAGAGCCAGGCGAGGCGGTATCGGTCGCGCTCATGCAGTCGCTCTGCGCAGGCGGAGAGCAGCTCTCGGACCACGCCGTTCAGATCCCGGGTGACCCGACGGTACGACTCGCGCGTGGCGGTCGACACCTTCCACGCACTGCGGAGCTGGGCTACTTCGGCGTTCAGACGCTCGATCTCGCAGTGAGCCTCCGCCACGTCGGCGTGCATGCCGGTGCACATGCCGTCGACGTCAGCGCCTAGCTCGTCCTCCAGGTCGACGATGCGTTCCGCCATGTCGCGGGCGCCCCAGCCCTGATAGAGCGTCTCGATGCGCTCGTTCCGGGCACGCTCGTACTCCGCTTCCAGTTCTTCGACGGTCGGTTCGGTGCCGCATCGCTCACCCATGGGCCAGCCTCCTCAGGTCTCGGTCCGTCGATGTCACACGCTTCTGGTTGAGCAGCTTTCAGAGGTCCCCCGGCGTCCACTTCTGCTCAGCAGCCGTCGCGTGACGGAGGGCAACGGCAACCGCCTCCCCCACGGGCAGCCCCGGAGCATGCACCAGGGAACCGCCGACGAGCATCTCCAGCGCCTCCCGAAGGTGCTCCTCTGCGATCTCCTGCGCACGGTCGGGGTGTCGCGTCCCCGGCCTGTACGAGCAGATCCGTACGCCGTTCTCGCTCAGGATCTCCGTCCCGATCGTGGCGCCGATGTCCTTCGTCACGACTTCCACCTGGCCGTAATAGCGGCCGACGATGAAGTCCAGTACGAAGCGTGGGGTGATGTTGATGCGGCTCATCTGAAGTCCTCCTCTGCCGAGCCGTGTGTGCCTTGCTGAGCGCCTCCTCGATGAACGGCGCCCACTTCTGCCGACGGGCCTCCACGAGGCGACGCCAGGGGGCTTCCTGGGCTTCGAAGACGTCGGTCGACGTCTGGCCCATGGCGGTGAAGGCAGCCACCCATGCGCCGTCGTACCGCTCCGCTCGGAGCCGCTGGGCGTACCACTGGTACATGCGGAGCTTCTCCCGGGCCTGCTCCAGGTTCCACGCCACCCGGTCGTTGTAGGTCCGATCCCACAGGCGGTTTCCGCCGATGCCATAGCCCTCACAGTTCAGGCAGGCAGAGGCACGGCCGTGGGTCGGCAGCTCGCGGAACTCCTTCCGGTCCTTGCGTCGCCGGCACAGGCCGACGCAGAGCAGGGTGTTCTTGCCGCCCGGGTGATCGCGCTCGAACTGGTTGCGGACGGCGTCGGCGAGGGTGTAGGTCACGCTGCCTCCCCCACCTTCGCCAGTCGGTCGAAGTAGAACTCCAGCGCTTCTTCTCGCGTCCCCAGGTAGTGCGGAACTTCCCCGCCACCCTGTAGATCCGCGATGCTCTGGCGGTAGCGCGTAGCCATCTCCCTGCGTGCCTTCGCGGCCTCTTCCGCATCTGTCGGCAAGTCGCACTCCGGCAAGGCCGTGACGATAACGAGTCGATCAGGACCGACGTGTACGCGGTCACGCGTCGCACCCCACGAGGAGGATCCGCCGTACGATCGCCGAACGACCTTCACCCAGACACGCCCCGACGGGGTGAAACCGTCAATGACGCCCTCCACTAGCGCAATGGAGCGGCCTACCGGGGCGCCGTAGATGCACGACGCCCCTTCGGTGATCTCGATTCCGCGTGCGTCCTTGTAGTCGCTCATGTCAGCGGCCTCCCCGCGGGTCGTGATCTCCGAGGAATGCCGTTGCCGAACGGTAGGCCGCCCGCACCTCCTCGGCACCCTGCACCTCGTCAAACACTCGCTCGCAGGCCCTGACGACGGACTCCTCCGCCGGTACGTCGGGCTTGTGGACGACGTACGTGTCGGCGATGAGCTTCGACCGCCACCGGCCCTTCTGCTGCCGGATCTCCACCATCAGGTTGGAGATCGACGTCTCACGCACCCGGTAGAAGTAGCCCTCCGGCAGCTCCGGGGCACCGGCGGCTACGAGTTCGGCCATGCTCATGAATGGTCCTCCCTCATCATCTCCGACAACAGTGGGCCGAACTCCGACACGAGTCCCAGCTTTCCGGCGGCACACAGCCGCTCCAGGAAGCGATGCGCCATGTCGTCGGTGTGGCCGGCACGCACGGCAAACGCGACGGCTCGTGTCTTCAGGCCGTGGGGGTCGGCGCTCATCCGATTGCCTCCAGGTCTCGGAGTAGGTCCCGTGCGGGGCCCTCGTCGTCAACGAGGCCGAAGTTCTCGACCAACCGCAACGCTCGCTCAATAAGCTCCAGCTCCGCCACAGTCAGCGGAACGTCGACGATGTCTGCACTCTTGATCCCGGCCATCAGCTCTCCTCCTTCTCTTCCAGAAACCGCACCACCTGGAGCACGTCATAGACGCCGAACCCCTCGCCCCACGTCAGCCCGTTGACGAGCGCGTGTGCCATGCGGAACATCTCCATGCGCTCGATGAGCGCCTCGGTGTCGGTCAGTTCGGGCGACGGCTCGCCAGCGTCGATGGTGCTCATCGGGTCGCCCCCACGTCGTCCGTGTGTGGCATCGACAGGTAACGCACGAGCGCAGCCCCCTCTAGCTCCTGCGCGTCCAGGAGGTCGGCCGCCGTCTCGAAGGCGAGCCGCTTCACCGACGCGTCGTACGTGGTCAGGCTGTTGGCGATCTGCTCGTCGGTCATCCCGGCGTTCCGCAGGGCGTACCAGAGCCAGCCGGCGCCAGCCTTGTGGTCGCGGACGGCGGGGCTGTCGTGGAGCAGGTCGATGGGGGCGGGGCCGTAGGTGATCATCGGTCATCCTCCACGTTGGGGTCGATGAGGTCTGCGGCCTGGCGCATGTCGCGCCGGGTGGTGAAGTCCCAGTCCCCGAAGGTGTCTGCCTTCGCCCGGATCTTCTCCGCAGCCTCTTGCAGAACCTGATCCCGGTAGGTCGCCAGGATCTGTTCCGGACGCGTGTCGTAGTGCTCTCGGCAGCACCAGTCCTGCCCCATCCCGCGAATCTCGTCGAGGATGAATCCCTCCACGTTGAAGCCCGGATCCAGGTCGTCCGTCGTGCTGCACTCGCTCATGTGGTCTCCTCCACGTCCGGGTCGATGGCGTCGGCAGCCTCGTTGCAGTCGCTCATGTGGTCGTCGGTGTAGCTCCGCAGCCACTCGGAGTTCCGAATCCGCTCCGCGGCCTCGTGCTCCACGGCCGCCCGGTAGTCGTCGATGGCGTCGTCCAGCTCGAAGGAGAAGTAGACGCCGTCCCACTCGTCAGCCGCCTTGACGACCGCCTCTCGCGCCTTGATGGTTCGCGCCATCGCGACGACCACGTCCCGCCCGATGCCGGGGCAGTCCTCCGGGCGGTGACTCGTTCGGATCGTCTTCATGTTCTCCGGCGGGTGCTGCTTGCACACGTCACTCATGTTGTCCCGGTCCACGAGGCCACATGCAGCCTTCGGACAGGGGCAGAGCGCTTCGAGATGCTCGGGGCCGGCCCAGGAGCGGCCGATGTGGCTGGCCATCAGGGCACATCCAGGTCGATGAGATCAGCGGCGTACCACATGGCCATCTGCTTCTCCGGCCAGCCGTCCCACTCGTCGGCATCCTTGCGGATCTTCTCCGCCAGCTCGTGGGCATGCGCCATCAGGGCCTCATCCGCCACGCCGTCCGGAAGGCCGTAGCCCTCCAGGATCTCCCGCGCAGTGATCGGCTCATTGCAGTCCCCCGGGCAGAAGTCGAACATCGAGTGGACTCCGGGCGGGCACTCAGGCATCGGACACCTCCGGGTCGATCAGGTCGGCAGCGGCGTACACGCAGGAAAGCCCTTCGTCTTCGGACGCGATGCTCTTGGCTGCGGCGTTGATCTTCTCCGCCAGCTCGTGGGCCAGCTTCGTTGCGAACGCCAGCGTCTTCAGCGCCGACTCGTCGTACGTCGGGGCGTTCACGGCGGCCCAGAAGGCGTCCTGGAGATCCGTGGGCCACGTCGTCGTGTACGACGTCACGCGGTACATGGTTGCGGTTCGATGCAGGTTGTCGCTCATGCCGCGTCCCTCTCCGCGTCCTTGTAGCCCTTGGCGTAGCCCTCTTCGTACGCGTCGTTGCCGACCTCTTCGTCCATCTCCGTCAGGAGCGCGCTCACGTCGTCGGAGTTCATCACGACGGTGCTGATCGTCTCGCCCCGGGCGTTGCGGGTTTCGAGGTCAAACTCCAGCCCGCGCCGGGTGATGGTCACCTGAGATCCGTCGGCGGTGTGGATGGTGGTGGGGATGAGTCGGGCCGGGATCTGGCCGCCTCCCACGATGCGGATCTTCTGATCGCTCATGAACGCTCTCCTCTGCTCGGTGGTTACACGCCGAAAGCCCCCGGCGCCGAAGCAACCGGGGGCTGGGTGGTGCGTGAGTCGACTCGCGGAGCTACCGCCAGGGCGGGCCGTCGGGGTAGCGGTGCACGAGGTAGGCCATGGCGACGTGGCCGACGCTGACGACGAGCGCCAGAATTGCGATCGTCAGGCCTCGTCCTCTGTCGCGGGTACCGGAGAGATCCGCAAGGACAACTCCCCGTCGGAAAGGTCGGTGACTTCGCAGAAGAGGGTCATCGACCGGGTGCCCGCGTGGTGCACCAACCGAGCGCGCTTCGTCTTCGCGTCCCAGGTGATCACGATCTCGTTCGTCCGGGGCTCCTCGCGGATGATCACAGGGGTGTCCATCAGTGGCCCCCTGCCGGCGGAGGCGGGCAGGCGGACCGGTGGCAGGAGTGCGTCCAGCACCAATCGGGGCTGCGGGTCGGGTCGTCCATCTTCTCTCCTCATCCCATGCCGAAGCGGGGGCGCCCGGTGTGGACGCCCCCGTGTGTGCCTTTCGGTGCTACTTGCGGAAGAGCCGCCGCGTGAAGCCGGCGAGGAGGTTCGCCCCAAGGACGAACAGGACCGACGTCCCGTAGCCGATGGCGGGGACGGAAATGAATGCTCCGTGCGCGGCACCCATGACGAGCATGAGGATGAACGCCTGGATCGGGATGGCGGCGATCAGGACGACGCAGGTGACGACCACCATGGCGCCCTGCGCCTGCCTCTGTCGCTCGTCGGCGAGGTAGCGGGCTCGGGATCGGGGAGTCCCTGGCGGCTTGCTGTAGTCGAAGCTCATGCGCTCTCCCCCTTGAGTCGCGCGATCTCCCGCGCCTGGCTGACGATGGTGGCCTTGAGTTCGTCGCGCTCTGCGTACGTCTCGATGTGCCGGCCGATGCGGTCGGAGTACTCCTCCTGGAGAACGGCCAGCTCCTCGCGCAGTGCCTTGCTGCCCGGGTCAACCGTGGATGCGGCCCGAAGGAACTCCATCCACACCGATCCGTCGATGCGGACGCCGATCGTGCGACGCTGCCTCGTAACACTCAGCGTTCCGTCGCTGGAGATCTCGGGGTCGGTCTCTTCGATGAACCACATCGTCCGACCCCACGGCCCAGCGTCGAAGCGGATCTCCGCGGTCATCGGGTCCTGCTGGATGGTGATGCTCCCGCCGCGAAACTTGATCGGCTCGTCGCACGGGCAGCCGTAGGCGTGCGACTCAGGAGTCTCACAACCGTGCTCCTGCTTGCGGAGCTTGGCTTCGGCCTCCTCCGCGGCCTTGCGGTGCTCGTCGCGTTCGTCGCGCAGGAGCTGCGCCGCAGACACCACACGACGCATGTTCGCCGGATCCCAGATCGACATGTTCGGCCCGGTGTCACCCAGGACGACGCCCAGAGCCACGGCGACGTCGCCGACGACCTGGCGGGCTTCGCCGCCGACCTCGTTCTCCTCGTTGAGCCGCTTGGTGTGCGCCTCGTCGGCGGCATCCAGCATGTCGACAACGTCCCCGGCCCGGACACTGACACTGGGATTCACGCCCCGGATGCCGTCAGACGTCCACCCATCTCGGCCGGGGACAGCCCACGTCAGCGGCCCTGCTCCACGCGCACTCACGCCGCCCTCCGCATCGTGCCCGTCTCCAGCTCTCCGCCCTTGGCGATCGGCCGGCCGACAACGCCCCGCTTGCCGTCGCGCTCCCAGTCGAAGACCTTGCGCAGCGCCAGGAACGCCGCGAAGACGTCCTCGCCGCACTCCACCGGGACGAACTTCCAGGCGTCGGGGCGGACATGGAGGACTGCTCCGCCAGTCATTGCCGGTACGTCGACGGACTCCCCGCTCTCCGCCAGGATGATGCGGTCGGCGTACCGGTAGGCCGCGAGCTGAAGAGCCACGGAGTCGTAGACATCCTTAGACGTCTTCCAGTCCACCATCACCACCTCCCCGTCGATCTTGGCGATGGCATCGAAAGAGCCGGCGTACTGGTGCACGTCCGACCACACGGTCTCCTCCAGGTGGAGGAACTCGGGCTGGATCTCGTCCAGGAACTGCTTGAAGTAGGTGACGTGCGGCTTGACGTCGGCGTGCACCTGGCGGAGAGGAACGTTGTCCCCCCGCGCGAGGCGCTCGAAGTAGTCGTGAGCCGTCGACCCGAGGTCCGATGCCGCCTTCGACGTGCGCCGGTGGGCCGACTTCAGGTAGTCGATGGCTCCCGCCGGGTCACGCTCGCAGAGCTTCGAGACGATGTCCCAGTTGTTGACTGCCGCCTCCGCCGACTGCTTCGCCGCCCAGTACGTCAGGAAGTCCTTCGGGAGCATCCCGACCACGCTCGTCACGCCCGGGACCTTGATACGTCCGTCGTCGGGGTCCACGTAGAAGCGGCTTCCGCCGCGCTTGATCGTGCTGACTCCGGCCATGTGGCCTCCTCGTCGTCGCTGCGTTCTCCCTTACGCCTTATATATGGAGGGGTAGCGACGAGATGTGACGCGGAGGGTCCAAGATCTTTTAAGTTTCTCGTCCCAGGGTCAGTCTGGCCAAAAAGGCAAACTAACCCCCTATTTTCCTTTCTCCTTAACGCGCGTTAGAGAGAAGGAAAATAAGGGGTTAGTTTGACCAGATTGGCCAATCTGACCGGGGGACGAGGAGGCGTCGGCTGACGTCGGGCGACGATCAGCCCTTTGACCTGGGCTTTTTCGTGACTGTCCGCAGGGAGGCGATCTTCCGCTCCATCTTCGCCAGGTCTGCGTCGAGCGCGGCTCGCTGCCCCGGGGTCATGTGCTTCGTGATGACGCCCTTGTCGAGCTGCCCCAGGATGTCGACCACGACGGACGCCAGGCGCAGGTTGTCGGCCGTCGCCTTGATCTCCGAGCCGGTCGACGGCTCGTCGTCGGATGCCTTCCGGCGGGACGGCTTGGGCTTCGACTCTGCGACGTCGTGGGAGACCTTGGCCGCCTTGACGATTGCACTGTTCGTCTTCCGGCTGTCCTGGAGTCGCTCCAGTGGCGACGTGAGTTGCAAGTTGTTCGCTTCGAGCTGCCGCGGGGTCAGCGTGCTGCGGAGCAGGTTGCCGACGTGCCACCTGACCGTGTTCTGTAGCGCGCCCTGGCTGTCGGCCGGCAGCCCGGCCTGGCGGTACATATCTGCCACGATCTGCCGGTACTCGTGGCTGGAGCCCCGCATGTCGTCGTGCTGGACGCGCAGGGCGACGACGACGACCGCCAGGTTTTTGGCCAGGGTCGTAGAGACGCCCTGGATACGGCCGTACTCCTTGGCGTACGCCGCTCCGCGGGCGACGAGAGCCGCCTCCCCCTCCTGTGCCAGGTCGTCCAGCTCAAGGACAGGCAGGGTGTCTGCGTCCACAGGAACGGCGACTTCTCGGCTCATCGGGACCTCTCATGCAGCAGCGTGGGGGCGGGGCACACCGTACCGCAAGTCACTGCGGTTAGGTAGACCGTACCCCCACGCCGTGGCCCTAGTCGATCAAGTAGACGCGAAATCCTTTTTGCAGATGCCGCATGTGATGGGGCCCAGCTCCGACGTGGTGCGGGCTACCTGAATTTTCCGCGGCGTGGAGCAGCCGCACTCCAGGGTGAGGCGGTTAGGAGTACGCACTCGTGTGGCCACCGGGATCGTCAGGTGCGGAAGAACCTGCGGGATGACCGTCGACAGGGCCGTCAGGTGGGCGGCGTAGGTATCTCGGGCCCTGTCACCGATTGGGGGTTCATACCCGCGACCGTTCGGGTTGGCGACGAGTCCGGTAGGCCATTCGAGCCCCACTTCCTCCGCAGCCGCCAGGAAGTCTCGGTTGTGGTACGTCCCCCGCCGGCTCGTATCCGGTTTTCCCCGGGACCAGTTCAGCAGATGCGCCGCTTCGTGGAGCACGGCCTCCAGGACGTCGTCAGCGCCCTCTCGCATGGTGTCCGCACTGATGACGAGGCCCGTCACGACCTCGCCGTCTCTGTGCCACCGTTCTTGCAGATGCTTACTCGGTGGAGGCGTCGGGACGACGGCCATCCGCACCGGGGGTAGATCTGGATGCTCTGACCGTAGCTGCTCCCACAGGCCATCCAGTGCCTGAAGGAGCGGTCCGGGTGAGGTCGACATACCGGGAACGGTATCGGTATGTGTCGGCCGACACAACGTCGGGATCCCGCTCCGCGAGTCGACTCGCGGAGGATGTACAGACCAATGAAACGCAAAAGGCCCCGCACTCTGGGAGTTACCCAGAGTACGGGGCTATGTGGCGTTAAGAAAGCTTTACCTAGAGCTAAGGGTTGGTTAAGGCACGGCCTGGATCACAGGTACATGTCCACGTGATTCTGGTCGTAGTCCATGTCTCCGTTCACCATCATGATGGCCTGGCCGGCGTTGAGGTTCGACCCGGTCTGCGAGAGTGCGCAGGAGCCGCACAGCGCCCCCTCGTACAACTCGTCGTACTCGCCCGCCTCATCAGCCGCGCTCCACTCCGCTCGGTACTCGTCCCGTGCGTCGGAGACGTCGAAGTCCTTGTCGCACTCGGCACATTTCGTCATGGTCGGGATCCTAGCGACGTCGGGCACCGTGATCGGGCGCATACGCCAAAAGCCCCCTGGCTCCGGAGAACCAGGGGGCGGGTACATCGGGTGCTACTCCTCGTCCGCCGGGTCGGTCGGCGTGACCTTGCTCCGTGCGCTCTCCCCCACCAGTATCGGGAGGACGGCTGCGCCGACGTAGGCGACGCGCTCCGCGACGCTCGCCGTGATCGACGGGAACGCGAAGGCGAGGACCATGATGGCGCTCGTGAGTGCTGCACGGAGCCGGACAGGCTCGTCAAGGGCGAAGACCTGGAGTCGGACGTAGGCGCGGAGGGTGAGGTCGTTCAGGTAGTCGAAGACGGTGTGCATGAGTGCCTCTCGGTCAGTGGGAGCGGGCGTAGTGACGGCGGGACTCGACATAGGCGATGTTGTCGGCGACGAACTGCACGTCCTCCAGGAAGCCGGACTTGTCGCCACTCTTGTTCCGGATGTAGTACGTGGCGTCGGCTGACGTCAGCGCGCCCTCGCTCTCGTGGACGAGCTGCTCCACGTCGGGCCGCTCGATGTAGACGAGGTGGAAACCAGCGCGCTTGAGCGACGCCGCCTCGTTGGGGTAGCGGACGTCGGTGATGACGGCCGGTACGCCCGACTCGTTGGCCTCCTGGACCCGCGCCATGGCGGCTCGGAGCCAGAAGTCCTCGTCGATGGCGCGGACGGCGGCGCCGAGTTCCTGGAGGATGCGGCGGACCTCGGGGTGGTCCTTTGCGTCCTCCCAGCCTTCGTCACGGACAACATCGGCCAGTCGAAGAGTCACGTCGACCCCGTAGCCTCCGTCTGTAAAGTCTTCGTACTCGCTGAGAATCGGGTCCAACTTCAGCGCCGCTTCCTTGAGCGGGTCTGCAAAGCCGATCCGCCGGTACCCGCGGTTGTCGACGAGCCACTGGCCGGCAGTGTCCTTGCCGACGCGCGCCCTGCCGATGATGCCGATGTTCCCCATGTGCGTCCTCTCCTCGTCGCCCGTCCTTACGCCTTAGATATGGACGGGTAACGAGGAGATGTGACGCTAGTGCTTCATGATTTTTAAGCCGTGATCGAGAACGCCTTCCAGTGAGGCTTGGTCGATAGCGACGTCACGGAGCCGGTGGAGAGGTGCACGTACCCGCCTCGATGCGTCGTGTTCGCCACGGTGAGCACCACGGGGGTTCCGTCCGTTCGCGTCAGGACGAGCTGCGTCGGGGTGACCTGGAGCGTGAAGCTCATCCAGCCGCCGGCCGTCGGAGCCGCTGTGGGGACCGTTCCGAGCTGCGTGCCCGACGCAACCCCCGCCGTATGGGTGTGGATCTGCATGTCCCCGTTGCCGCGGATCGCCACGTGGTAGCCGCCGGAGGTGTTGCTCGTCTGGAAGAAACGGTACGGGTCGTCGCTGTCCTTGCAGAACGCTATGCCCGCGTGCTCCGTCGCTAGCGCGGGAACACCCTCGAACATCATGGAGAAGTTGATCGTGTACGTCCCCGGCGGCGTCGGGTTGCTCAGGGAGCCGAGGACGACGGACCGGTTCGGCAGGGAGTTGATGAAGACCGATCCGCCCGTGTCGTCGAACTTCAGCGCTGCCGACTGGTCGTAGTTGATCGTCCCCATGTCGCCCGGGGCCCGGACCTGCGTCGCCCAGTCGTCGGACGTGCGCGAGGCTCCTGTGCGACGAACGTAGACGATCTGTGCGCACATCATGCCCCTGACGCCCAGGGCCGCGAGCCGGTTGCGCTCCGAACGTCGGTGCACCTCCCAGGAGATGACCGGCTTCCCGCGGGCGACGACAGCTGTGATCCGGGCGTCGGCCATCGCTGTCGGCACGCCCCACATGTCGACGTTGGCGGCCACGGCGTTCATCTGCTCGTCGGTGGTGTTGGCGTCGACGTAACCCCACGTGGTGAAGCCAGCCGCCTTGGCCCACGGGAAGGAGTTGTTCGTGTAGTAGTTCTTCCACACGACGCTGTCCTTGGCGTGCGGGTAGAAATCGGTGAGGAGCTGCTGAACAGCGGGCACACTCGGGTTGCTCTTCGGCTCCAGGAAGATGACGACGCGTCCCAGGAACCTGTCGAGGACCTCCCGCAATGTGGGGACCGGTACGTCGACGGTGCCCTGGCCGAAGTGGAGGCGCCCGTTCGTGAGCACTCTGTGCCGCAGGGCGTTGTAGTTCCAGTCGGAGAAGTTGCCCGTGCTGTACGTCGTCCGGTCAAGGGCCTCATCGTGGCCGCAGACCAGGACGCCATCGGCGGTCATCCTGACGGACACCTCGATCGCCTGCGCGCCGGCAGCCACGGCAGCTTCGTACGCTTCGAGGGTGTGCTCCCCCGCCAGCTCTGCACCGGATCCACGGTGGGCGATGTAGAAGAGAGACTGCGACGTCAGGGCTGCGACCGTCTGGATGGCGCGGGGCAGTGCGCCGACGTCGGGAGCTGTCAGCGCTACGGCTCCCGTCTGCCCGTTGACGGAGGAGATCAGTCCTCCGCCTCCCAGCGCCACGCCCTCCGCGGGCCAGGCGCCAGCGGCCTTCGGGCCGTAGAGCTTGACGTTGCCGACCGTCTTGTCGACGAACATGTCTCCGTCGCCGCCCAGCATCGGGCTCGGTGTGCCGGTGCCCGTCAGGATCGACGCACCCGCTGGACCCGTCGGGCCGGGGACGAGGACGTACTGACCGGTGCTCGGGTCCGACGGTGCGATGTCCGCGATCGAGACCACGGGAACGTCGGCCGGGAGGCGGATCGAGTAGGTGCGGGCAGCGATATCCGCGAACTTCTCGCTGACGACGTACGCCCAGTCCGTCGGCTGCATGTCCATCTGGTCCGTGGAGATCAGGAGGACGCTGAAGGCTCCGGTCGTATCGAGCGTCACCGTCGCTGCGCCAGCGCTGATGGTGTCCGCTCCCGGTAAAGTGACGAGGCTCGGAGCCGCGATGGTGACGGTGCCCTTGAGCGGCGTTCCGTCGGGGCGGAGGTAGCGGCCGGTCAGTGTGACGGTAGCGATGCCTGCGGGCATGCTCATGCGGCGTCTCCTCCAGTACGGGGGCGGCTGATGATGTGCTCTGCGTCGTGGCCTGCCTGCCATTCGCGGACGCGCGTGATGTCCTCGCGGACGTCGTCGATGTCGTTGCGGACGTCGTCCAGGCGTGCGTCAAAGCGGGCCTGGAGGCGCGTTCCCAGGGCGTCCAGGGCGTCCAGGGTGGCGGCGCGGGTCTCCGCCCCCTGAGCCACCACGGCGGTTCGGGTGCGTCGGAGAGCGGGAAGGGCCGCCAGCCACGCCGCCCCCAGAACGGAGACGGCGGTGATGACGGCGATGATCACGTCAGGCCCCATGGGTCACGCCTTGACCTTGAAGCCGCGCTTGACGCCCAGCTTCTCCAAGCTCGCCTTGCCCGGGATGCCGTCGGCCGCGGATCCGGAGTAGCCGCAGCGTCGCTGCCAGGCGGAGTACGCGGCGCGGGTGAGGCTGCCGAAGCTGCCGTCCTTGGCGTACGACGCTCCGAGCAGGCCCTCCTTCTGGAGTGCGGCCTCCACGATCTTGACGTCAGCCGGGTGCGTGGTGCCGCCCTGCTTGAGGCCGGGGTCACGACGAGCTGCGGCGATCAGGTTCGACAGGTCGACGGTGGGCTTCGTCGACGGCTTCGGGGTGGCCGGCTTGGGAGCAGCAGGAGTCGACTCACGCGGCGCCGCCTTCAGGATGGCCGCTCGGTCGATGTTGCCCGGGTCCCAGTGGTCGTTCCCAGGAACGTTGCTGTGCCCGTAGTGGCCGCCCTTCGTCGCCCACGTGGTCCGGTTCCGGCTCGCGTTCTTGTCCGCGTAGACCTTCGCCAGGGCTCCAGCCGGCCAGGTGTCCGGGACGCCCCACGAGCGAATGGCCCGCATGAGTGCCTTGAAATTCGGGCCCGGCTTCCAGTAGCCCGTGAAGGCGTTGTTCGCGCGGGCGAGCACCTCGACCTGGATGCAGACTCGGCCCGTCCTGTTCGTCCTCGTCCCGCCGTCGTTCTTCAGGGCGCGGGCGGACTGGTTGAGCGGCCCGTACTGACCCAGTCGGTCGGTGTTGGGGTCGTACAGGATGTGAGGTTCGGCACCCTTGCGGATCAGGTAGTCGCCGATGTTCTTGAAGAACGTGTTTCCGTGACCGCTCTCGGTGGTGTGCCAGACGACACGAGCAGGAGCACCGGGCGAGTCCATCGCGCCTCCGATGCTGCCGTCCCCCAGCTGCTCCGCTTCCTTGATCCAGATTTCACCCATAGGTGATCCCCTCCCGGGCATAGAAAAAGCCCCGTCGCTGCGGGGCGTGAATGATGTGCGGCGGTGATCAGGCGAGTGAGTACCGGACGTTGTCCAGATAGATGAAGTTCGCGGCGTGGCCGATGATGTAGGTCACTGTTCCGTCGACGCGGGTTACGAGTCGCGCGGCGAATCCAACGTTGAATGTGGCTGCCGCAATGAACGATCGCGCGGTTCCCGGGCGAGCCTCCGTTGGGAGGGTGAACGCCGTCAGTTCCGTGTTCTGCGCGAAGTTCGTTCCGCCCGTTCTCTGGAATGCGCCACGCAGCTCGACGCACCCGTTGACGATCCGGTATCCCGGGCTTCCTCCGAATGCCGTGTATCCCGATGCGAACGAGATTGGCTTCCAGGCGCCGGGGGTCAACGGCCGCCAAACGCCGTCACCATCAAATTGGTCCCATCGGTCTTCGGCGATCAGGTAGCTGAGCATCCCCGGAACGGCGGTAAACGCACCCATCAGCGTCGCTGAACGTTCGTTGGCGTTGGCGAACCGAAGTACGGTCTGCTTGGTGAGAGCGTTTACCGCACCCTGGAACGCCAACTCGATGTTCGGGGCGTCGCTCATTACCGGATACGGAACCTTCTGTCCGTACCCATCAGTGGTCGGCATTCAGTTACTCCTCACGACGCAAGCGCGTCAATCACTAGCCAGTTCCCGTCGGCCTTGAAATCCACCTTCACCCGGTCGCCCACTGTCGGGGCGGAGTAAGACTTCAGCCGGCGCACTGCGGCGACAGGTCCGCGGGCGGTGGAGATATCGACGGTGCCGCCTGCATTGACGGCCGTCACAGTGGCGATGAGCCAGCCTCCGGCCTCCTGCTGCACGGCGCGGCTGGCAGCCCGCTGGATGGCCTCTGAGAGGCTCTCTTCGGGTGTCACGGCGTCTCTTCCTTCCCGCCTCGCAGCGTCAGCGAGGACGAGCCCTCAGCCGTCAGGGGAATGCTGAAGGACTGGGCGATGGCCAGCTCCTTGCGGCCGGTGTGCGAGATACGAAGGCAGTCGCCGGCTTCCAGCGCTGGGTTCGGAATGGCTGCAATAGAGAGCTGCACATTCCGCGCCACGGCGTCGAAAAGCGCGTAGTCCGCGGCTGCCTGGCAGGCACCGGTGGTCGTCCATAGAGCCGACGAGATGTGCTTCGGCACGTGGCCGAATGGACCGCTCCATCGCGTCGGACTTGACGGGTCCGTGTCGTACGCAACGGCGCTTACCGGTGCGCCACCTTCGGCGGTGTTCTCCCCGCTCGCCACAACGGCGTTGTAAACGGCTGTTCGTGACATGGCGCGAGCGGCTGTCATGAGTGTTCCGCCCTCCCCCTCCGCGATGTCCCAGACAACGGACGATGTTTCAACGGTGGGAAGGTCAGCGATAACGAATCGATCCAGGGCATCGACGAATATCTCCGCCTGCATCGAAAGAGCGATCTGCTGAACAGCGTCCCATCGATCGGCACCGGTGTCCCACATCGCGATAGCGCATACAGGATTTCGCGATCCTGCCGTTGCGTTGACGACTATGGCGTCGGGTAGCGTCTGCCGGATCAAGAATTCCATGGCATCGACGCATGAGGCGTAACCGCGCGTCGATGCGGGCGCCATGAACTTGTCGTCGATGATGTAGCACTCCGACGATTGGCCGGTTAGCGTTACGGGCCCGTAAAGGGTGTCGCCCTGCGGCTCGTTGATGCGGAATGTTCCGAGTGGAACGGATTCGCTCTGCCCGCCGGCGTAGCGAATTCCGCGCGTAACGACGAGCTTCTGACCGTAAACGGCGAACGGATCCAGCTCGCCCCAGGGGAGGTACTTCGGATCCGACACCGTCAGAGAGAGCGTCCGCCGGACCTTGCTTCCGCGGTCCACCGTTACCGCCCCCTCCGTCACGGGGACGTCGGGGACGGTGACGAGGGAGCCGAGCATGGCACTCACGCTGACCGTCATGGAGTGGCTGGTCGTCAGGGCCGTGAGAAACTGCGCGGATACGGGCTGCATCAGGTTCCCTCCAGTCCGGTGTAGATCCCGAGCCACGAGGTGTACGAGGTAAGCAGATCCATGCCGTCGACGTGGTCCGTTAGCACTGTGGCCCATGTGCGGCCAGCGGATCCGGTGGCGCCGCCAACGGGGCGGTCAACTTCCGTCAGAGGAACGGTCCATGTGCGGTCGGCGTACTCCGCGTACTCCACGACCGGGGCCTCCGCGACGTCGCCCACGGCCACGTAGACGTCGCGCTCGTTCCAGAGGGACGGCCACTGGATGAGCAGGATGTTGCCGCTCTCCAGGAGCCACCACATTGAGGCGAGATCCTCCGCCGTCTCCGTGACGAGGGTCATCGATCCTTCGCGTGACGTGCGGATGTCGGAGATGACGATAGGGCGGGACCGCCCGCGGACCGGGTTGACGCCCTGACGTGCCCGCCTCGTCCACGTCGGCTGGCCGCCCTTTGAGACGACGGCCGTGGTCTGCCGGGCGGGGAGGCCGGGATCCTTGAGGACGATTTCCGTTGAGACCGGTTCAGGGATCAGCACCGGGTCCGACAGCACCGCCCGGTAGCTGCCGCCGGTCCAGGTCTTCAGGTAGTACCGGACCTGAACCCCGAGCGGGGCCTCGTAGTCCTCCACCACCGTCGTATCGCCGACAATGGTGACCTGAGATAGGTCGCCCTGCGGTCCCCGTATCGGCACCAGCGCGCCGTCACCGTCCTGCCGCCACAGTCCCCAGTAGGTGTATCCGCCGCTCGTCAGCCCCTGGAGGGCGATCGACGCACTGTAGCTAGCCGGCACTGGGTCGGCGATGGCTGCCAGGCCGCCCGGCACGATCTGTACGTCGTCCAGGAACGCCGGCTGGCCGACGATCGACGAGGCAATGCGGAAGCTCACGACGAGCGAGGCTGCCCCCGTCGGCGCAACGGAGCTAGTCGGCGGCGTGTACCAGCCCGTCCCCGTGGACGTTCCCAGGGACCAGGTGGAGTTCGTCGCCCGGATCAGTTCGTCGGCCGAGTTGAGCCAGCGGTACGTCGTAACGAACTGTCGCCCCGCTGCGCCAGCACCCAGCTTCAACCGGGGCGTTACCTGGTACGCCTGACGCGGTACGACCGGCACCGGAGCGCTCATGGAGACCGTGGCGTCCATGCCGGAGCTGCCGGTCTCGTCGATGCGGAGGGACGCGCCCCCTTCCCACGCCGTCTCGGTCGTACGGCTGATGATGCACCCAGAGACCGCAGTCCACCCAGATGCGTCCACTTCCATCGACTGTGTGTTGTAGCCGACGATGGAGCCGGCAGGGATCGGGGAGGGCTTGAGGATCACGGAGTCGACGGTCCAGACCTGGCCCGCAGCCGTGGCCGTCGGGCCCCACGCAATTCTGGCCTCCGCTGCGCCAGGCGGGGCTACTCCGATGAGGGAGCATCGCGTCCACACTCCGGCGTCCAGGTTCCAGTTCTGCCGGAACCGCGCGCCGATGCCGATGCCGCCCGCGTCGTACCACAGCACCTGTACTTCGAAATCTAGCCCGGCGGTGCCAGCGTTCACCTGCGCGCTGGCCACGTACTCCACGCCCGCCGTGACGGGTATGCGGACCACCTGGCGTGACTCCACGGCGCCAGCAGCCAGTGACGTGAGCCGGAGCCCGTACCAGCCGTCGTACGCCAGGGCGGACGAGCGTTCAGCCGTCACGTTCGCGTGGGACGACCACCCGCTCCCGTCCACCTCCAGCGACTGGACGTTGTAGCTGATTCCGTTGCCGGCGGCGCCGTACGGCAGTCCGAACGACACCACGTCCGTCACGACCGTGGCACCTGCACTCAATCCGGTGCACGTCACGGTCACGGACGCGTACTGAGCGCCGATAGGGGCCGTTCCGATGAGGATCGGCGGTGGAGTCTGCCAGGTCGTCGCGTTGGGCAGCGCGCTGGCGGCCGACGTGACGGAGCTGATCGCCGTCCCGCCGGAGACGGCTGCGTACCAGTCGACACGGATCGTCGCACTGCGTCCCGCGGCTGCAACGACGTTCGCCCAGTAGCTGTAGGCCGTGTACTCCTGGCCGGCCACCACCGCCACGCGGGCGGAGATGGTGGCCGTGACGGAGCCGGCTGCCGTGGCGGTGAGCCCGAGGCTCGCGGCGCCTGCGTAGAAGCGGGTGGACTTGCTCAGGGTCGTATTGCTCCCTGCCGTCCACCCGCTGGTGTCCGTCTCGATGCCCGACGTGTTAGCGGGCAACAGGTTGGACGCTACGCTCATCCGCCGTCACCGCCTCCGTCTCCCCCGCCATCGCCGACGCCGCCGTTCGCGCCGTCGCTACTGCCGGGGTTGGGCTCGTCGCCAGGCCGTGGAGGCGGTGCCTCGATCGGAGGCGGAGCAGGGTAGACCGGGGGCGGTCCGGGATCCGGGTCAGGCTCCGGGTACGGGCCGACCTCGGGCGGGGTCTCGCTCATCAGTAGTACCGTCCTGTTCCTAGTGCGGTGGCTACCGCGTCCTGGCGGGCGTCAACTTCCACCCGCACGATGTCCGTGATCTCCCGGTCACCGACGTACACGTGGACGTCGGCGTTGATGACTGGCGCCGCTGCGCCTCGTGCCGGAATGCTCTGCGTCGCGCGAGCAATGGCCATGGAGTCGCGGTTGCTGTGGACCTGCGTCGGAGTCAGGAACTCCAGCAGCTCCGGGCCCTTCTCGCCGACCCACGCCATCTCGCCGATCTGCGGGAAGCCGCCGGTGGCGTAGCCACCCGGTCGGTTGTAGGCCGTCGGTAGGGAGCCGTAGCGCGACTTGGCGTAGCGCATCGACGAGAAGATGTTCGCCATCGGGTCGATGCTGACGCCGTGCCGGAACGGGCCGGTCTTCTTGAACATCCCTGCGTACGCCTCGAAGGTCGGCTTGATGACCTGCATCAGTCCGACGCTCGGGGTGCCGTTCGTCGCGTTGATGTCCCAGTTGTTGACGGCCGTCGGGTTGCCGCCCGACTCCTGGTTCATCCTGCGCAGCGTCAGATCTGCGTAGCTGAGCGGATTGCCGGTCGCCTGGAGGGCCGCCTTGACGGTGGACCTCCAGCGCTCGACACCCTTGCCTCCACCGCCGACTCCCCCGCCACCCGTCAGGTAGCTCATGGGGTCGACCGCCTTGCCGTTGACCCGCGCCTCCAGGTGGAGGTGGGGGCCGCTGGAGTTGCCCGTGCTTCCGACTTCACCGATCTTCTGGCCCTGCTTCACCGTGTCGCCGACGGACGTCAGCATCTTGGAGAGGTGGGCGTAGAGCGACGTCAGGCCGTTACCGTGGTTCAGCATGATGTGGTTGCCGTACGGGCCGCCGGACTTGGCCATGGCAACCTTGCCGTCGGCCACGGCGCGGACTGCTGCTCCGACGGCTGCCGGGAAGTCCAGCCCGGTGTGCTGACCGGACGACCACATGGAGCCCTTCTTGCCGAACGGCGTGCCGTACGCGGCGTTCACGGGCTTGGCCCACTGGCCGCCCCCTCCGCCTCCGAAACCGAAGACGTTGAGTGCTGCGTCCTTCAGACCGGAGAGCATCTTGAGCGGCATCTTCGCGAGCTGCTTCGACCACGGGTTTTCCAGGGTGGGCGCCATCTTGCTCGTGATGAAGCCCTTGGCCTTGGCGAAGAGCTTCGACGGATCGATGTAGTCCGTCAGGCCGGAAAGGAAATTCCCGGCGTCACTCGCCTTGTCCTTGAACCACCCGACGATGCCACCGTCCTTGAACGCTGGCATTCCGTTGGAGATCGCACGTTGTACGGCTCCAACACCGCCGGAACGGGCAGCAGCGTTCCACGTGTTGATCGGATCGTGGCCCAACGCCCGGGTGACTTCCGGGCGGAGAATCGCTTCACCGCCACCGACCGCAATCACGCGATCGTCACGACCTGGGGAATAGCCGGACATGATGCCGCCGGTGTGGAATCCCTTGAACGTCTTCAGCGGGTCGGCGCCGGTGATTCCAGCAACCCGATTCCAGAGCGGAACGATTCCGTCGTTGTAGACCTTGTCGACGATGAACTTCACGGGCTTCTTGGCGATGCCCGCGATCTGGTCCCACGCCGTCTTGATGTCCTTCTTCGCCTTCCCGAAGGAATCAGCGACGAGGCCCATGGCGTGCTTGATATTGTCGAAGTGCGGCTTAATGCCCTTGCTGTAGAGCCAGGTTGCCTTGTCCGAGACCCAGTTGAAGACCGGTCGAATGGCCTTCTCCCAGAGCCATTGGGCGCCTTCTCCGACGAGCTTGAAGCGATCCCAGATCCACTTGAAGGCGGGCTTGATCGCCTTGTCGTAGACCCAGATCGCCTTGTCGCCGATCCACTGGAACGTCGGCTGAAGCACCTTCTTCCACAGCCACGTCGCGTCAGCGCCGATCTGCGTGAAAGCGGGGCCTATCGCCTTCTGCCACAGCCACAGTCCGACAGCTCCCAGGAGCTTCACGGCGATGATCGTCGGGGTGAGGAAGGCAACGACGAGGGCCGTCACCAGGATTTTCCCCCACTTGAAGAGGAAGCCGAAGACGGGACCCAGTGCGTTGTCCCAGAGCCAGACTGCGGCGACTCCGATCGCCTTCAGGGCCGTCCAGATTCCGTTGAATGCCGGCTTCAGGCCGTTGTCCCACAGCCATACGGCTGCAACCCGGATGGCCCTTGCGACGGTGTCAACCGTCACTCGGAACCAGTCCCAGTTCTTGTACGCGTAGATGACGGCTGCGACCAGGAGCCCGACCACGAGCACGATGGCCCGGATGATCGGAACGATTCCCGTCGCGTTCAGCGCCACCGCCCACCCAGCCGTAGCGATCGTGGCGATGATCATCACGGACTGATACAGGATCATGGCTCCCGCGAATGCGGCCATTCCGAGAGTGATCGCCTTCTGTGCCGCGAATAGCGACCACAGCAGCACGATCAGTTCCGGCATGTTGGTGGCTAGCCAACTCACTGCGCTAAATACCGGTTCCAGAGTGGCGAACATTACCTCACTGAGCGGGGACAGCGCCTTCGAGACGTCGAATATCGCCCGCAGGACTTCACCGAGGAACGACGCCAGACCTGGAGAGGTCTCCTTCACGTAGTCTAGGAAACGCTCAAAGTCTGGCGAACCCTTGAGGCTCGTCCCCCACTTCGCGAAACGCTCGGTGATGCGGTCCGAGTGGGAGGCGATGCCGTCCATCTTGGGGAGGAACGCGTCGATGATGCCGACGATTCCGACGATGACATTGCCAAACGCGACGCCGAATCCGACAACGGCCGGCTCAACGTTCTCCGCCAAGTCGGCCTTGAAGGACTCCCAGAAGGGCGTCTTCATCTGGGCCGACGCCTTGCTCATCAGCGTATCGATGCCCTTGGCGGCCCCCTCCGCAAGAGGCGTCAGGCCGGGCAGGGAATTCTTCAGGCTGACAACACCGCGAGTGAATAGCGGTACGACGTCGGGGCTGAGTTCCTTGCTCCACGCCTTGAAGGCTTCAACGAGCCCTCCGGATCCGGAGATCGCGTTGAAGAGGGCGCGTCCCTCTGGTGTCAGCTTCGCGAGTGCCTTGCGGTACTCGTCCGCCTTGGTGACGGCCTGTGTGGTGGTGTCGATGCCGGAGAGGCGAGCCGACTGAAGTCCCCGCTCTGCCGTCGCGATCTGCTCCGCGGCCGAGACCTGCGCCTCAGCAGCGGCCACCATCGCGTCGGAGACACCACGTTGTGCGTCGGCGATGGCGCGGGCGGACTGCTCCTGTGATCTTGCGGCCTTCGACTGCGCGTCGGCTACGGCGATGGCCGCATCGCGCACACCTTTCTGGGCGTCGGCGACGGACTCCGACTGGTCACGCACGTTCTTCTGAGCGTCAGCTAGGCGATCGGCCGCGGACTGCACTGCCTCGGAGCCTTCGACTCCGGCCTTGCGCTGCTCAGCAGCGGACTTCAGCAGCTCCTTGTGATCCTGCTTCTGCTGCTTGGACCGCTCCACGGCCCGGTCGTAGGCAAGCTGCGCCTGGTCAAGATCGAGCTGCGTCGCCTTGCCGACGGCAACATCAGCCTTCGTCCGGTTGAGATCCTCCTGCGCCTGCTGGACTCGGAGGGTGGCCTCGCGCTGGTCCAGGGCGCCGTTCGTGACCTCGTCATTTAGGTCCCGGAGCTTCTGAGCAGCATCCGCGCGAGCCCGGGTGAGATCTTCCTGTGCGTCCTGCGCCCGGTCGTTGGCGTCAGTGAGGGACTCCTGTGCGTCACGCAGTCGACGGTGAGAGTCCGCAAGGCCCTCCTGAGCGCGACGAATATCGTCGGCGGAGGCCCGTCGCTGATCTGCTGCGCGCTGAACGGCATCGGCAACAGCGCGCTCTGCGTCCTCCACTCCGCGGGCAGCCGTCGCGATGGAACGCGCGGCGTTGCGGTGGGCGGAGGCAAGGGACGCTTGTGCGCCCGCCATCTGAAGGGCACGCTGGGCAGCCTGCTGGCTCTTCTTTGCGCTGTCGTCGGTAGCGGTGGCCGCTTCCTTCTCGGCTGCCGTCTTCGCCTTGATGGCGTCCATGACGCCCTTGATGGCGGGAACAGCGGCCAGGCCGACAGCCCCAACGCCGATCGCTGCGGCGCTCGCCATGGAGACCACGGCGCCGAGGCCGGCAGCGAGGACGGGCCCCAGAGGGATCGCCATGAGAGCGGCTGCCTGGATGGAGAGAGCAAGGAGAGCGCTCGTCGCGCCAGAGGTGTCGACGTGGACGCTGAAGTCGACGTCACTCGCATCGACGGCGGCGATCTCGGCTCGGATTGCCGCCAGTGCTGCGCGAGCAGTAGCCGTGTCGGCGCGCACCTCCACATCAGCGTGGGAGGCTCCGAGCCGTCGCAGCTCCGAGTCGATGCGGATGATCTCGCGCTCCGCGTCGGCCGTCGAGATGTCGATGCCGATGGTCTTGTTGCGGAGCACCTCCATTCGCGCCCGGAGGCGTGCCAGCTCCGCGTCAACGCCCGTGTCACTGAGGCGAATGTCCAACTTCGGCATGGCCTTGAAGGCGACCTCCAGCTTCCGCCGGATGGACCGCGCGAAAGCCCCACCCGCGTCGTCACCCTGACGGCCGGCGGCACGAACGCCCGCCTGACCACCACGGATGATGGCGTTGGGGATGGCGACGACGATGTTGCTGGAGATCGCCTGCCCCATTCGCTCCCCCGCCTCCCGGCCGACACGGTCGGCGATCGGGAGGACGAGCGCTTTCAGCTTCGCGTGGAACTGGGGGATGATCGGGACGACGTCGACCGCCGCACCACCGACAATGTCAAGGTCCGCCACTGCTACGCCTCCTTCGGCTGGTTTCTCAGCCGCGGGTCGATAGCGCGGCGCTGCTCGTCGGTCAGCCGCTTAGAGGCCGACGACGTCGGGGGAACCCCGGGGCGCGGGGTGGGAACGAAGTCGGGCGGAGTGCCGCCGGCTGCGGAGACTGCGACGTTCCGGCTGCGGATGACCTCGTCCTTCAGTTCCACGACCAGCGTCTCCAGCCGGCTCCACTGCCCCCTGTCGGGGCGGTAGTTGTCGCTGGCCTGCGCCATGACGTCGTCAGGGATGCTGTTCCGCAGTGCCGTCTTCGTCGCCGACTCCTGCGGGAGGTGCTCGATCCAGATCCGCATCGTGCGGAGGGACACCGTCCCGCGGTACACATCCAGGATCCGGGCTCCCGGGTAGTACCGCGGAATGTCGGCTTCTAGCGCCTCCGCGTGGTCCGCGAGGACTTCGCACGTCCAGAGGACTTTCCCGGGGTCTCCCCGACGGACTCCATGGCGTCGGAGGTGAACTGCGTGATCTCCGCGATCGTGGCGTCCAGGTCGACGAAGGTGGTCACGTCGTCCTCGTGGAGCACGCCAGCCGCCCACGTGTCGTAGTCGGCCTGGCGGAGGGCTCGAAGGTACGAGGGCCGCCACTCGGTCACCGGCTTGACGCGCAGCTCAGTGCCGCACAGCGTCGCCGTGCCGAACTCCTCGGTCGCCTCGATCTCCTGAGCGTCGGCGGGGGTGATGTCAGTCATGGGCGCGGGTCTCCTAAGTCAGGGTGTGGTCCTGTGCGCGGGTCTTGTGGATCTGCTGGGAATGAAGCGGCGCCCCGGACCCGCGCGGTACAGGGCGCCGCTGGCTTGTTACGGCGTGACCGGGAAGAAGCCCGACACGTCCACATCGCCGTAGTCGATGGAGCGGGTGACCGCCGGGAGCGTGAGGCCCTTGTAGAAGGTGAAAGTCACCTGCACCGGCCACACGTCGGTGGTCTGCGCCTGCTCTTCGCCCCTCGCGGTGACCTTGCCGTTGGGCATGTAGAGCCTGTTCCGCTTCTCGCCGTCGACGGAGTCGAAGACGAAGGCGTAGCGCAGGTCGTTCGGCTTGTCGGGGAGGCCGTACGTCACGGTGCCCGTGGTGGGCTCCAGCTCCGCCAGTGGGACGTTGTCGTACAGGCTGCGGACCAGGGGGTTGATGGCCTCCTGGAAAGTCACCTGCATGGTCTTCGTCGACCGGGTCATCAGGGTCCGGATGGGCTCCAGGGAGCCGGCCGCCTGGACGTCGGTGGACTCGTCCTCGATGCCGAAGGTTCCGCCCTCGGTCGTCACCCAGCCCATGCACTGCCACGGGGTGGCAGGGTCGGCGAAGGCGAGCGGCGCAGCAGTGTTCAGCGCAGCCACGTGGACGAGGAAATCACTTGCACCGAAAGTCAGATCGGCATTGCGGGTATCCGCCATGAATGCCTCCAGGGCATACGTAGGGCCCCGCGAGTCGACTCACGGAGCTAAGGAGTTCGGGGGTTACGCGGGCCGGAGGCTCACGGTGTATGTCGCACCACGTCGGTGGATCGCCTCGTTCGCCCACGGCTGGCGGCTCGGACCGGCGTCGCAGCGGACTTCGCGGATCACGGCGCCGTTCACGGGGCCGCGCAGGAAGACGAGGGCATCTCGCACGCTGTTGGATAGGGTGCGGGCCTCGTCAGCCGTTGCGGCGAACACGTCGACATACACGCGCGGGTGGAGGCTGAACCGACCATCCGGGCCGCCTCCCCGCTCCACGCGGATCATGGGGAGCGCGTTCTCCAGGTCCGCGGGCGTCTCGGCAGCCGAGAAGACGCCGAATCGCTGCTCAAGCCAGGGGGCGAGGACGGCTTCTACATCAGCCACCGTGCGCCGCCTTCATCGTGTCGATGGCGCGCTGGAGAACGGCGTACCGTGGGACTCGCCCGTCGCCCTTCTCCACGCGCCAGGCGTGCGGAGCGGTGTTGACCACGGCTGCGCCAAAGCGCGTGCGGGGCTTGCCGCGGAAGGGCACGTTCTTGACGACCGGAACGACGTCGAAGCTGCGCTTGTAGAGGCCCGGGTGCTTGTCCTCCGCTGGGTTGCCGACGGGTGCGTCAGCCTGCGCCACCTGCATGATTCGCACGGCAGCGTCCCGGCACGGCTTGGCCATCCACGGACGGCTGACCATCCGGCCGAGACCGCTGTACTTACCGGTGTACTTGCTCCGGTACGCCATCAGCCAGTCACCTCCTTCAGTGCGGCCTCAACGCGCGCGAGCGACGTCAGTGGGAAGGTCAGCGGTCGGCCGACGACCTCCCACGTCTCCGCACCGTCCAGGCTGACGATGCGGTCGGACGGGCGGACGTCGGTGCCGAGCGGGGCCGCGAAGACCCGGCGGGTCGTCACGGTCTCGCTAGCGTTGTGCTCCTCGCTGGATGAGCCCACGGTCACGCCGTACGGGCTCATCACAGCGCAGTGGTCGACGCGGGTGCGGACAGGTGGGCCCGCCACCCACGACCCGGTGGAGTCCCGGACACGGGGCCCGGGGCGTTCGACGGTCCAGGACTCCGACATCAGGCTGGCGATAAGGCTCATGCCTGCCGCCAGGGGTACGTCGAGATCCGCGTCTCCGCGGGTGCAATGTCAAGCATGCCCGCACCGGACGCCATCCCAACGGCCCGCCGTAGCCGGCGGAGTTCGTCGTCAGAGAGGACGACTCCGGTCTGGGAATCGGCGTACGACTGGAGCATCCCGCCCGCCTGCTCGGACCGGAGACCCTGCGGGTTCGTCAGGATCCGAGCGGCGACGCTAAGAGCCACCGTCTTGATACCGCGCTGGGGAGGGTCGGAGATTCGGGCCCCCACCTCCCCCATGATGGCGTCCTCCGCCAGGTCGTGAGCGAGCTGCGCGCGCTCGTCGCTGATCGGAGTACCGAGGAGGGCTCGCAGCTCAGTCGCCAGAAACAGCAGCATCGCCACCGCCCGCCTTACGTCGCGGAGCCGCGCGCTTGGCGGGTGCCGCCTTCTTCGCCGGAGGCGCCACAGGAGTCGACTCACGCGGAGACGGCGGCTCCAGCCACGCCTTCGGGTTGGTGATGAGCGCCTGTGCCCACTCCGGGACCTCGTCCGCGGGGCCGATCACGTGGCTTACGCCGTCGGCGTCCGTCACGTGGACGTGCGTTGCCAGGGTTGCCATGTGTGAGTGCCTCGCGTTTCAGGTCAGAGAACGTCGGCGACGAAGGACAGGTCCGGAGCCGCAACGACAGGGAGGGCGATGGCGGTAGCCCGGGTCCACACGGTCTGCGGGTCCTCGGTCTTGTAGCCGCCAACCGCGATGCCGGCCTCGTCGCCCGCCAGTCCGTAGCGGGGATCGTCCGCCTCAACCGGCACACCCCACAGGGTCTGACCCAGTGCGTCACCCTGCGCCGGCAGGAAGGCCAGCTTGTCGTTCGGGGTGATGCGGGTGGAGACTCCGCCGACGTTTACCTTGGCGTCGTAGCGGACGAGAGGCGGGATGCCGTGGTCCGCAAGGATCGCAGCCAGGAGGCTGTCAGTCAGGATGGACGGTGCCGTCGCGCCCGTGGTGGAGAGGCCGCGAAGCTGCGTGTTGCGCTTGAGGGCGGTCCAGATGGCGCGGGAGATCAGAACGGAGTCCGGGTCGCCGCCGTTGGTGTCGTTGTAGACCTCAAGCCACGCCTGGAAGTCGCCGATGACGTCGGCCGCAGGGTTGGACCAGACGGTGCCGGCGGTCACGGTGTGGCCGGCGTTGCGACCGAAGTCGACGCTCGCCTGAACGTTGTTCTCGTTCAGCACGACGGAGCCGTTGAAGATGGCCTCGCCTCGCGCCATCTCCATGCGGGCCGAGATCTGGCGGGCGAGCCTGACACCGTCGTCCAGCATGGCGTCACGGATCTCAGCGTTCTGCGTCTCCAGGTTCCGTCGCTTGATGCGCTCGTACTCGCCGACCGGGATCTTCCGCGAGATGGGCGGCAGTTCGCCGGACACTCGCGCCCCACCGGGCCGGTAGGCGACGTCGGAGCTGGCGTCATACGCCCGGAAGGTCGCCGCCTCAGTGAGACCGCCACCCCCACGCGTGAACCGGTAGCTCAGGTCGTTGATCGTGCGGTTCGGGAGCCAGCGGTCCAGGGAGAAGTCATTCTCCGGTCGGTCGGCGAGTGCCGCCCGCGCGTACCCGGTCAGCTCCGCCGGGGTCGCGTACTCGTCAATGAGCTGCATGGATGGTTACGCCTTTCAGACGAAGATGACGCGGGCGCCAAGGTCGGCCTTGCCGTTGGCGTCGATGGACACGGGAAGCTTGGACTCCTTGATCGCGCAGTGCACGAGCATCGAGCCGACGGCAGAGGTGAGCACCTGGCCGCGCTTGGTCACGACTTCCACGCCCGTGTAGAGGAAGCCCACGCAGGTCTGACGGCCGTCAGTGGCGGTGTCGTCGTAGGGGCCGTACTTACCGCCCGTGGTGATCTTGCCCAGCGGAATGCCCGACTTGATGTAGCCGTCCGGGTAGTGGGTACCTGCGGTGAACTTGCTGACGTCCAGCGTCGCCGGCGGAACGATGTCCGTGCCGTGGGCGCCCTGGAGCCAGTCGCGCCGGTCCTGGCTGAACGACTCAGTGACGAGTCCGAGATTCATGGATCCTCCTGTGAGGGGGTCGGGGGTTACTTCTTGCCGTGGCGTTCGCGGTACAGGTCCGCACCGGTAGCGGTGGTGCGGCTGCCGCCCACGTCGCCGCCACGGTTACCGCCCTGCGGCGGAGGTGGCGGAGTGCCGAGATTCGATGGGGTGAAGTCCTGGAGCAGCTCGTCCGCGTCGGCCTCCAGCTCCTCCTTCGTGGAGCCCTGGAGTCGCGCGGCCTGCTTGGGGGTGAGCCCCTTCGTCGCAGCCACGGTGATACGGAGAGCCTCCGCGCGTGCCTCGTCCCGCTCACGCTCAGCGGTCAGGCGGGCGGTCTCTGCGGCGTCCTTCTCCGCCTGGAGCCGCTCCGCGTCGGTCAGTTCCGCGGCCTTGCGGGTGGCGAGTTCGGCCTCCGCAGCGCGCAGACGCTCCAGTTCCGCAGCGTCGGGCGCGGATTTTGCGAGGGCCTCATGCTTGCGGGCGTAGTGCTTCCAGTACGCCGCCTGATGCTCTGCGGTCATGTCCGCCGTCGGAGTGTTGTCCGGGTAGCCGTGCTCGTTGACGGCTGGAGGCGTTCCGCCACCTCCACCGCCCCCGCCAGTCCCCGGCTCACCCTCCATGAGGGTCCAGGGATCTGCGGAGAAGGTCAGGAGGTTACGGCGCGCGAGAGTGCGACGAGGCATGGTGGTTTCCCCTGTCGGGAGTCGTCAGCCCATGACGGGCGTCAGGTCGGAAGTTTGATGTCGTCAGGGCCCGAAAAGCGCTGACCTGCGAAGCCCAGAACGGGCCCGATCTCACCGTGCTCGTTCGCGACGATGATCTTTCGGTAATCGACCGCTCGTCCTCCGCGGTCGCTCTTGCCGAGCGCCTCTTCGACGAGTTCGTGGATGCGCTCCAGCCTCTCTTCGTCGATGACTTGGCCCGGGTCCTCGTCGGCCGTGACTAGCTTGACGAGGCAGTCACAGCCGGGGTGGATCGGCGCGAGGTCCCGTTTGCGGTAGCGCTGCGTAGAGGCGATCATGCAGAGGGCACAGTCATATTCGCCTTGCAGCTCACGGACGGTGTAGGAGAACTTCGGCATCTCGTCACCGGCTTCGCGCACGGTGTGAGTACGGGCTAGCTGAAGGTCCGTTTTGGCCAGCGTCTCCAGCCGATGAGTCCCGCGCTTGAATGCAGCATCAAACGCAACGCCGTCGTCCAACGCGTTCCAAATCTCCTTGAACGGGCGCCGGTAGACATCTTCGGGGTCGACGTCGCGCAGTCCTCGCCCCGACACCTTGTCGAAGTCAAGCGCTAGCTGTTCCGCGTCGGCGTCGACAACCCGGTATAGCTGCTCCAAGTAGGTCGCCGTGAGGCTAGCCACCCGTCGCTCACCGGCCAGGAGCACCGGAAGGGCCCGGCCTTGGAACCGCTTGACGTCGCGCTCGCGCCATGAGCCCAGATCGGTCCAGGCGCGCGAGGTGCGACCGAGGGTCGCCGTCCATACGCCGCGGATGGCCGTTCCGTACTGACGGTCAAGCCGCGTTAGGGACATCGTCCGCCGTCCTTGTGATCACCGTGCGGGAGTCGCGCTTCGCCTGGAGAGAGGCGGGCTGCGGGTCCTCCGCCGGAGCGTCGGTCAGAGCGTCGGCCGCGCGGTCGATCTCCATGCGGTCGATCTGCGACGGCGTGTAGCCCATGTCCTCCATGCGCTGACGCCACGGAACGCCGGCGCTGGCCTTCTTCACGGCTGCGTCCGCCATCTCCGAGATGGAGCGGGACTCCGGGTCACGCCAGAGGGTCTCAGCGTCGTACGCCTTCGCCTTCTCCTCGTCGCCGATGACCTTGAAGGCCAGGCGCATAACGGACTCCCAGGAGTCGCCGTAAGTGCGCTGACGGTCGCGGACCTTGCTGATGAGCCCGGTCTCGGCGGCCTTCAGAGCGTCGCCGCTCACGTTAACCACGGCGCCAATCAGGTAGTGCGGTGGGGTCCGGGAGATGGCTGCCAAGTCCTGCACTGCGGCCTCTACGGCGCGCACGTATGGGACAAGGTCCGTTGCGGCGAACTCACCGAAGCGGACTTCGGGGTCGTCGGTGGTCCAGAGCTTTCGGATGTCGAGCTGGAACGGCTCCAGGGCCTTCCCAGTGATCGGATCCTCCGCGATCTCCAGGCCAGCCGCGTAGCGCTGCCTGAACGCACCGTACTTCATGGCGGCAATCAAGTTGATCAACGAGAGGTTGATCCGGTTCTGAATCGACAGCACGTCCTCGTGCTCCGCAAAACCATCCAGGCTGCGGTTCCGCCGGTTGACGAAAGGCACGAAGGGCACAACGCCCAGTTCGTTCGTCCACTGCCCGTCGGTGAGGTTCGGCAGGTTCAACGCGTCCCACTGGCGCAAGGTCGCCGCGCGTCCGGTGAAGTTCGGGACCGATGTCTTCGCAGAGAAAGCGAAGACCGTTTCCGGCGTCCAGAGCGTGGCCACCGTTCCGCCAGTCCAGTCGTCGCGCCTCATTTTCAGACCGGCGCGGATCCTTCGGCGGTTACCCGGTTCGTACTCCACGGCCACCTGGTACGGCGTCTCGTGGGTCAGTACCGGACGGCCGTCTTCGCCCTTCTCGACGAGAACGAAGGCACGTCGCTGCGACATCGCGCCGTAGTGAACAAGGTCGCTGTCCGCATCCATCTGGTTTTCCTGCCAGATGCGGTTGGCGTCTTCGTCGGCGGCCTTCGCGGACTTACTGCCCTTCGCGGCGCCGAAGCGGAAGCCGTCGACGCCCATGCGCTCCGTCGGAGAGTCGATGACGAGCGACGTCCAGTTGGTCCGGGCGTCCTTCATCCACTCCGCGACCTCCCGCGGGTCAACACCGGGGACATGAGGCAACGGAGCCCTCCCTTCGGCGTATCGCCGCAGGGTGTTCAGGCCTGGGGTGATCTCCCCGTCGCAGTCCGGACGGGAATCCTCCCGTTCGTCCAGGAGCCTCTTACCGAGCCGCTGAAGCCACCATCCGGGAGACTCCACCTTCGTAGCGTCGATAGGCATTCGCGAACCTCCTTCAGAAGGCAACTAGGCGACCGGTCTTCTTCTTGCGCTTGGTAATTCCTGCGGCCACAGCGTCGGCGCGAGCCTCGTAGGCGAGGGTGGCGCTCATTGCGGCGTCGATCTTCTTCGGGCTCTTGGGGTGTTCCTTGCCGATGCCGATGTGGCGATTGCCGCCCATCGGCCGGCGCTTGGCGTTCAACACGTGGCGGGAGAGCGCCAGGCCCTTGCGGGCGAAGTCGGTGTCCACGTCGTCGGACTTGTCGACGCCAGCCCACGAGAGACCCTTGTCGTCGACGGCCTCCGTGAAGCGGTTGAGTGCCTGCTCCATGGCGGTCGGGCGGTTCGTCCACCACTCCAGGGGACGGGACTGAACCGCGCGCACCGGGAGGTCTTCTCCGTAGTCCCGGGTCCAGGCGTCCACATAGTCCTGCCAGTGCGGCGGGTCACAGTAGAAGCCGCAGACCTCGTAACGGTCGAAGGCGTCGGTTACGGCAGCATTGACCGACTCACGGTCGACCTGCCAGTTGTCGCCTTCGGCCCCCTCGGGCTTCTCCCAGACTCCGAGAAGTTGGAGATGGCCATCGGACACTCGACAGGCGGTAAGCGCCGTGGCGTCATCGCGGATGGAGCCGTCGAAGCCGAGCGTGATCAGCTCGCCGGGGGCTATCTCCTCTTCGCGCCGACAGAGCTGCCAGGCGTCGGCGTCCATCCATGCATCGGAGGAGGACGTCCGGGAGTTGAGGAAGTACCGCTTTCCGTCGGCGCTGTCGTTGCGGAGGTCGTAGAAATCATCGACCAACGTGTCTTCGTCGATCCACTCCATGGCGTCGCCGTACGCGTCGCGCAGAGCGAGCCGGAGAAGCGCCTCGTTCTTCAAGTCGGTGCAGACGCCGTACCGGTGGTCGTACATGAGGCGCGAGCGACCACGCTTCTTGCGGCCCTCTCGGATCGCTTCGGCCTCTTCGTAGGTTCGCTCCGCAACGGAGTCTTGCCCCGGGGCGAACATCGTGGTCGTTTCGAGGTACCACGTGCCTGCACCCTTCTTCCTCTTGCGGAGGTTTCGGGTGACGGTCGCGTACATGCGCCGTAGCTCAGGCGTGTTGTAGAGGTGGCTCTCGTCGAAGCAGACCCAGGTCTCCTTACCGCCGTCTTTCGACGAGGAGGAGGCAGTCGACGGCGTGATCTCCCCACCCTGCGGCAGGTTGATTTTCGTCAGACCGGGGTCAAGGCCGGGGATGGCGGAGATGGGTGAGGACTCGTCGACGCAGTTGAAGTAGATCGTGTCGTAGACGTTGCCCGTCTGCCCCTCCTCCGTCGCCATGATGCGGAGATACGGGACCCTGACCGGGCGCCCCATCGGCTCACCAGGCTCGTAGACGTACTCAAAGCCGAGCCCCCAGGGATCGCGGTAGACCTCTCCACCCTCCGCCCATCCGGCGAAGCGGGCAGGTCCGAGAGCTTCGAAGAGGCCGAAGCGAGCGCCTAGACCGCTCTTGTCGCAGCCCTTCGGGCGGCTGAAGAACGCGCTGTCGTAAAGGAGCTTGCCCTCGTCGTCATCGACGGCGTAACAATCGACGACGAATCCGGTGTACTCGTCACCGTGGCGAACGGGTTCACCCTGGACGTCGCCAGGGCCGTGGACGACGAAGTACTCCATCCACGCGACCGCCATCCAGCCCAGAGATCGGGCTCGATCGTGGCCGGGGGCGCGTACCGTGACGTGCGGCATCGGCGCCCCCTCTCTGTAGTTAGCCGGTTAGCCTCGCTCGCCGTGAGTTGATGTCTGCAACGTTCCCGGGGCTCTGTACGGGCGCCTGCGGGCGTGAAACCGGCTCGTCGACCTTGAGCTTCAGGCGGGCCCTGTCCTCCGGCGTAGCGCCGAACTTGGCTGCTCTGAGGCGCACTTCAGCGGCAAGCGTCCACTGGCCCTTCTCCCACATCGCGTGATGCATGAGAGCCGTGTCGACGAGAAAGCTCCAGTCCGTCCCCGTGAAGGTCTGCGCCTGCGGGGAGGTACGCCACTCGTTCCACCATGCCAACGTCATGGGGTGCCACTCGGTCAGCTCGCCCGTCTTGGTATTGACGCCCAGAACGCCTTCGGGCAGCTCGGGGCCGCGGAGTTCGTCATCAGGGACGATCACGGTCTCCGGGTCCGCGGCATTGCGTCGGCGGCGCTTGGTGGGATCCTTGGGGGCTGGCCCTCTACCCGCCATGGAACACCGCCCTGACTTCCAGGCACTCGTCACACTGAACGTGCGCTTCCAGCAGACCGCGGGTCTTCGCACCGTTGCGAATGGTGGCGATGTAGTCCGCGCGCAGGTCCCGGTGGAAGTCCTCGCGGTCCGCGACGTCGTAGCGCTTCCCCTCGATCCAAAGGGTGGGTCGGTTGCCGGCCATCAGCTCACCGCTTCGTAGGTGGCGTCGAAGATGTCAGGCTTGCAGGGGTAGAACTCACCCTGAACGCCCTTGATGATCCAGTCCCCGTAGTCGCCGCGCATGACGCCTTCCAGGGTGTCGATCTCGATGCTGTACGGGTTGAAGGTGATGCCGTCGCCGACGATGCGACCGCCGCACCAGCGGGCCACCTCGTAAGGGGTGTTCGGCTCCGCCATCAGCATGGCTTCGACTTCGACGGGCTTCTTGCGGAAGATGGGCATCGGGCCTCCCAGGTAGGAACGACGAACGTCGTCCCATGTCGGGAGCTACGCCGTCAGCTTGATCACCACCGCGGAGAGGTCCGCGAGGATCGACGGGCAAGAGCCATGTCGGCGGCCCGTCATTGCGATGTAGCGGCCGGTCCCGTAGATCTCTACGGCCGTACCGTCAGGGCGTCGAATGCGTCGTCCCTGTCGGACGACCGCGCGGCCCCAGATGTGCAGTCCGTCGCCGGACGGGGACACCTCTACGTAGGTGGCGCCCGCGTCGCGGAGGATGGCTGCGGCCCACGGGGCCAGACGGCCGGTGAGCGGATTCAAGCAGTGGTCCAGGTCGAGACAGACGATGTCGTCGACGTCCGAAAGGACGAAGCCCAGACCGACGCCGGCCGACGATGCGGTGGCGTCTTTGTAGCTGCTCCACGTCCGCGGGTCCGTGCTGCTGGCGGGCATGTCGCCTGTCGTCAGCGGAACCTTCGTGGACGAGCGTCGGATCCACCTGTCGCGGGTCGTCAGCTCGATGGGCAGCGAAGTCTTGCTGGCACGCGAGAGCGCCTTACGGCATCGAGGCGAACAGGTGCGCGCGTGGGACCGTGCCGTGATCGGCATGGGCTCAGGGCACATCTCGCAGGTACGCTTCACGTCTCTATCGTACGGGCGGCCGGTCACACTTTCAAGCCTCCCACCTGCATAGATACGTCAGAGAACATCATGGCGGCGAGTCACACTTTGACCGTCCCGCTCTCCCGGAAGCCCCCTTAGAGGCCCTGCGCGGGCCCCTGACGGCCTCCCGGCCGGCTCAGTCCTGCGGGGCGATTCCGAAGCCCCAGACCCGTACAGACGGAGAGAACCAGCACTCTTACGGTCGTCCTGTTTTTCGACCCCAGGTCACCCCCCTGGGGTGGGGCGTCTCGTCACGCCCCTGGGGTGGGGCGTCTCGTCACGCCGCCGGCGACCACTCCAACTGATCACTCTTCGACGAGTTGCAGATGAAGTGTGCCGCCTTGATGTTGGTCATCGTGTGGCCGCCACCCCGCGCGATCGGAATGACATGATCAAGCGTCGGTGCGTGCGGCTCAGGCGCCGTCTGTGTGCGGTCTATCGGCTCGCCACACAGGTGACACAGCCAGCCGTCGCGCTCCATCACCCGTGCGCGGCGCACAGGCTCCCGCGCTACCTCCCGCAGACGTGCCCTACGCGTGGCCGCCTTGTCCGCGACGTAACACACCCGCGAGCAGTACTGAGCGGACCTACTGCCACGCGCACGAGCCGTGAACGTGGTATCACAACGCACACAGTGGCCGCTCACCCATACTCCTCCGCGTGTACCACGCGCAGCTATGGTCAGCTTGCGCTTAGCCGACGCGCGGCGTGTGTGCGTATGAGACGTACCCAAACCTGCGTAGGCTGCTGCCTTGCAGGGGTCGGAACAGTACTTGGCATCCCTGCGCATTGTCCGCCACGAGGTGCCGCACACAAGGCACTCGCGCTCAACCTTCCAGCGGTCAGCGTTAGCCTTTCGGTAAGCAGCGTTGTAGTCCCGCTGCTGCACCCGCATAGCGTCAAGCCGGCCGTCAGCCTTCCGCCGGACGTTGTATGCCCGTCTCTCACACAGGGGCTCGCAGTACTTCCGCCTCCTGGGGGCGCTGAACTCCACGCCGCAGGGCGCGTACTGGCACGTCAGGACAAGGGGCTCTGCCATGTCTGCTCCAAGGAATGGCGAAGGGCCCCGACGCCTTGGAACGTCAGGGCCCTTCTGTCCGCGGGGATCAGCCGCGGATGTCTATGGGGTTGTGTTGCTAGCCGGCCGTGAAGCCGATGGCCTTCTTCTCCTCGCGCACGTCGTCACCCTTGATCTCCACGGAAGCGGGGATCAGAACCAACGTCACGGTGGTCACGTCGTCGCCGTCCAGGGCGACCTTCGGGGCCTTCGCCAACAGCCCGACGTCGACGCCGTTGACACGGACGTTTGTCGGCGTTACCGGGCCTCCCGGCTCGTGGTCGGTCTCCACGATCTCTACGCGGGCACCAGAGGCGCTCATTCAGTCCTCCAGGGCCGGGTGTTGGGGCTTCGGTCGGTGGACACTCACGCGGGCCTGTGCGGCTGCTGTGCCGCCTTCCATGGATGACTTGCGCTGGTGATGCCACGGGCACAGGAGGCGCAGGTTCACGTCTCTGTGGTCATCTCCGGGCACGACGTGGTCCACGTCGGTACCGGGTAGCTCGCACCGTCTGTCGTCGCTGTAGAGGGCCGTACAGCGCCCCTCGTCACGCCGGATGATGCGACGTCGGATACGGGCCCAGTCCTTCGGTAGGCGGCTTCTGCGGGTGCTTCCGTCCCACGCCATTTGCCCACCTCCGTCAGGGATTCGTGCGTACACTCGGGTCATTCGCGGCCAGGTGAGGCCGCTTCAAAATTCGGGGGTCGCCGTGAAGGCGCTTATTCGTCGTGCTCTGGTATCCGCGGCTTCAGTCGCCGTCGTCGGCACGCTCGCGGTGGGATGCTCGACAGAGCCGAAGCCGGACAAGCCCGCGTCGATCGCCGCCACCGAGCCGTCCGACGAGGCTGCTGCGGAGGAGCCTGTAGAGCCCTCTCCGTCCGCCTCCACCACTCCAGCCATCAAGGTGGGCGAGTCGGGGACGTTCGACTTCTACGAGACCGACGAGTACGGGCAGAACCCGGAGGTATCCACGCAGCTCGAAGTGACGGTCAAGAGCGCTAAGTACGTGACGCCGGCTGAGATCGACACGACGAACGAGCCGGAGAACGGACAGTTCGTCAAGCTCACCATCACCGTGAAAAACGTCGGCAAAGCCCCGGGCGAGTTCGCTGCGTACGGAATGATGACGTGGGAAAACGACGACACTGCCGCCCAGGAGGCAACCACGCTCGAAGGCGTCGGTGAGGGCCAGGACGTCGACACGACGTACAAGCCGGGCCAGTCGGTGACGGGCTCGCTGATCCTCGATGTCGGCGCCAAGGGCGGGACACTGAGCTACGCGAGCAGCATCGTCGACGAGGCTTCGGCCTTCACCATCGAGCTCCCGAAGGCGTAGGGTCCCGGCATGCTGAAGTCATTCCTGGCGAAGCGTGGGTACGGCGCTATCGAGGATCTCGCCCTCCTCGCCTTCAAGCGCGGGGACACGATCTTCGTGAACAAATTCTATCCGCGGCCGACGAAGAACGACACCGACCTGGCGTTGGCCATCGGCTCCGTGGAGGACATCGGCTGGGTGCTCATCGACCGCCAGTCGGAGGGCGAGGGGCTCAGCCGGTTCGTCAGTCTGACGTTCCGCCGACGCAAGGGTCTCTAACGCCCACTCACGCCTCCAGGATCGCCCCTCACGGGCTCGCAGGTTGCCTTTGACCTCATAGCCGTAGGTGGCCGTCTCACGCTGCCAGCGGACCGCGTGGGCGTTCAGCATGCGCGCCATGGCGTCCTCCTGAAATAGCTCAGCCCCGCTCACGGGATCGCTCCTCCGTGGCGGGGCTGCGTCTGTTCGTACCGTGGAGCGCTGCCGTACGCTGGCCTCATGGCCAGCGACGAAGAGTTTGAAGAGCTGCTCTCCCGCTCCTCCCTCGGGACGCCTGGGGCGCAAGCTCTGATCGCCCAGGTGCCTCCCGTGGTGGCCGCACGGACTCTGGAGGTCGCTCGTGAGCACGAGGCTGAGCCTCGGCCCGCTGAGGGTGAGTAAGTCGGGACAGCAGGATTCGAACCTGCGGCCCTCCGCTCCCAAAGCGGATGCGCTGACCAAGCTGCGCCATGTCCCGTTTGAGCCCCTGGCAGGAGTCGAACCCGCGACATCCTCTTTACGAGAGAGGCGCTCTTCCGGCTGAGCTACAGGGGCGCGCGTGGGTGTCTCGGCCTGCCAGCGGCGTCAACTAACTGCCTGCCCACGCTCAGGCGTCCCGACTTTCGGCGCGTCTGGCACGCTACGGGCGACGGTGCCTGCCGCCGATGCGCGAGTGGTGTTGCGCTCGTCGCGGGCTTACGGCTTGCGGACGATTTCAGGAGGCCACTCCCTCACTGCGTCCTGCGCCTCCGTCAGGCGCTGGTGGTCCCGGAAGGATTCGAACCTCCGACACCCGGATCCGTAATCCGGTGCTCTATCCAGACTGAGCTACGAGACCTGGCACTGTCCGCGGCAGTTGAGCCCCGTTCCCGGCGCCTCGCAAACAGCATCTCCGACGTTCGCACACGGCGTCGACGGGAAGACAAAAACGGCCGGGGCACTCAACCGCGCTCTACCGGAGGAGAGTACGGGAGCACAGGAGCGCCACCGGCCGTCGCGGGGGAAGCGGGCGCCGCGCCATTCGCCGGCGCCGCCGTTCTTCCCTCCTACCTTATATATGGATGCCATGTGACGCTCAGATGAGCGCCCTCTCCTCCGCCCCGGGCTCTCCGGCCAAACCGAGGACAAAAAGGCAAACTAGACCCCTATTTTCCTTTCTCTCTAACGCGCGTTAGAGAGAAAGGAAAATAGGGGTTAGTTTGACCAGATTGGCCAATCTGGCCGCCTCATCGCCGCGCTTAGTGACGACAGCCGTAATTCAGCTACGCTGCGCAGTTATCCACAGGCTTCTGTGGGCGGTGGAGACGGTGGGCGACGTGGAGGGGGCTCAGCGCCGCCGCCGGGCCTCCCAGATCCTTTACCTACTCGTTACCTAGACGTCCGGCTCGTCGGCCGCCCACCGGATGGTCACGCGCTCCGGGCTCAGCCTTTTCGGACCCCTCTGCCCCGGTCCGATGACGATCTCCTCGAATGCGGCGCTCAGCATGGTGCGCTGATCGTCGACGAGGGCGGTCTCGAACACATCTCTCGTCAGCTTCCCCGTGTCCACGAACGTCACGAGGCGCTCAGGACGCTGGTCCGCCAGCTCCGCCTTCCGGGCCTGGAGCTGCTGCAACCGGGCGAACCCCTCCGCGGTGGCTTCCGTCGCCAGCAGCCGCACTGCTTCTGCAATGTCTGACTCCACAAGCGCCAGGTCCGACGCGTTGGAGACGTGCACTTCTTCCCGCAGGTACGGCAGCGAGCCGGCTGCGCCCAGGTACACGCTCGTCACGTACTCCTCGATCAGTGGCGCGGAGACGCTCACCGGGGCAGTGCAGACGCCACCCTGAGAGCGCGTCTGGCAGCGGTAGACGACACCTCCGCCACGCCGGGAGACCGTCATCTTCGACGGGCAGCCGTGACAATACAACAGCCCCGACAACTGCCTGGCTGGGTGGCGACCGGACGACTTCGGCCGCGTGGGATCCGGCGCGAGGGCTTCCCGCAGGGCAACGGACTGGTCCACCGTCAGTACCGCAGGGTACGGCGTCTCGATCTCCCCCTTGTCGTCCCGCAGCAGGGCCCCGTTGACGGTGATGCGCCCCAGGACAGCGTCTCCCGTAAGCACCCTCTGGAGCGATACGCGGCTCCACTCAGCAGCCCTCCGGGGGCGCAAGCCCTCGTGGTTCAACCGGCGGCATACCAGCGTCAGGGCGTCACCTGCGAGCACCCCTCGGGCTGCCTCACGCACGACGGCCGCCTCTTCCGGGTTCAGCCCCAGGGCGTTGCCCGGTCCGTCGGGGTTCGGGATCACCTTGTACCCATACGGAGGGGTGCCCCCGGGCCAGCGGTGAGCCCGTCGGAGCCGACGCACGGACAGCCGTGTGCGGTCCCTCATTCGTTCCCGCTCGCTGCGGGCTACCTCAGCCTGGAGTACGAACCGGAAGCGGAAGGAGTCCCCATGGCTGCTGTCGATGCCTTTGGCGTCCAGGAGGCGGACCGGGTGGTGTATGACCCGCCCCGTGGTTGAGTCCTTGCCCTCCACGACGTCCAGGAGGCTCGCAGCTACGTTCAGCCCCTCTCGGGTGAGTCGGTCCACGTGCGGCGTCATGAGCACGTCTGCGTACTCCTGGCGGGCGTCGGCAATCCACTTCTGGAACTCCGGCCGGTCGCGGAAGCCGCCGCTGAGTCCGTCGTCGACGTGGAGGGCGACCTCGCGCAGCCCCTCCTTCGCGCACAGCTCGCGTAGCTCCTTGATCATGCCTTCAAGACTTGCGTTGGTCTCCCCCGCAGCCTTGGACAGGCGGACGTACAGGGACGCTCGGTTGCGTAGCATAGTCCTCCCCTAACTCTCTGCTCAGTGTAGCCACTTGATGCGCCTTTGGTGGCACGTTCGACACCCCGGAATTCCGGGGCATCACCTTCCACGAGATCCGGGCCCGTTCGATCCTGAACCGGGTACCCGGCGCCTCGCGG